TCAATGACATCAGGGGCGGCACGGTCAATGACATCAGGGGCGGCACGGTCAATGACATCAGGGGCGGCACAATAAAAACCGTGAAGAACATCTGGAATCTGGTTATCAAAACCATATCGAAGTCCGTAAAGATTCTGGACGACCAGCGATAAACAATTTGCGGGTTTGAAAACATGGTAGTTTTCCAGCAGGCGGCATGGTGAAAGCGCAAGCAACTAGCCCTGCTGCAAATTTGAAAGAGAAAATATGCAATACGTTTACAAACAAAGCGAGCCGTCATTGTGGACAGTCGGATTTTATTCGCCCGATGGGAAATGGAACGCTGAAAGCGATTGGCCGACAGCGGAACAGGCAGCGAATCACGTCCATTGGCTTAATGGAGGCTCGAAATGAGATTCGCTCTTGAAACCATCGCGCTTGGGCTGTGTGCCTACTTTTTAATCTGGATCGTAATGGCCGCTTGACAATGAAAATCTTTGTGTCATTTTGGATTTGTTCAAGGCCGATGGCCTCTGCGAGACATGAAAACGAATCAAAATTTAGATTCCCGACGCCAATTCGACGGTTGGAACACCTCCAAGCCGACGACGTGCGGCTCTCTCGCAGGGCTGTCGAATCCGTTGGATTTCTAAAGTGCCGCGTTGCTCGAAAGGGCAGCGCGGTCTTATTTTTTAACGGCCTTGTGATTCGCGCTAGACGCGAGCAGGACGCCTTGAACCGTGCCGACGAGTGGCAACGGTCATATCCCTCTCGAAACCTCTGCGGTGCGCCTTTGGGCGTTAATCGTGCGGCCAACAACGTGCGAGGGCATCAGCATCCCCGTTGTGGTGTAAAAGGAAAACATTCAGCCGCCGAAATGCTTGGCGGTTGCCGTTTTCTTTTTGCTCTTTCTTCTTTGCCTGAATGGACAGGGAATCTCCTTACCAAAGGGGGATGGAGGGGGTTTGTTCTTTCTGGTTTTTGTTTTAATTCGGTTCGGTCTGATATTCCAACACTATGACACCTGAAATGCAAATTCGAGTTTTACGCCGTCAAAAGACTTGCCTTGAAAAGAGAGTCCGCCAGCTATCACGCGACAAGGCCTCTGTCCGGCGAGGACTAAACGTCATTCGACACGCTCAACGGTTTGTTGACGGCGAAACAGACTGGGAACGTATTCAGCTAAAACGAGCGATCAAAAGATTCAGTGGAGCAACGGTAACACCGCATGAATTTTTGGAAGCCGTTAAAAAGTCAAACTTGCTGCTCGGCAGATTCATTGGAGGCTGCATGAATTTTGACGACTTGAACGAAGCACGGAAATCAAAAGCTGCGCTCGACCGGCTACTGGAAAGCAACACGGTTTGATGAAATGATTTTATGAAACGAGAACCGATAATTTACATTTGCTACGTTGACCATAAAGGCTTCGTGAACTACGACCCGATGAATGACGTGGTTCGGTATGTCCAATACGTCAACGCCGCAAGCGAATCTCCTTTCCGTGATTGGCAAGGATTGATTGACGCGCACTAATTGGAAGGCGTTACGCTCTTGAGAAAGGAAGAACCATAACCACCACCACCCAAGACCAGCCGATTCAAGAATGCGCGAAATGCGGTTCTGCCTACTGGCCTCAAATCGGCTGTCTCACTTGCTGGATTGAACACATGAAGAACATCGCTTTAGTGAACCGGCATCGCAAAGAGTCGAGTCATGCGGCGAAATGTCAGCCGGAGGAAAATTAAGTCGGGTCAGGCTCTACCGTCAGTTCTGGAGGAACTTCACCGGCCAGCACAGCCTTCTCGTGAGCGTCAGCCCATCCCATGAGGTAAGATTGCTGCTCGACGGTGATTAAGCCGCCGTCGAACCACATTTTGAAAAGCTGGCGCGCGTTTTCGTAAGCCTTCTCCGCGACGGGCGCGAGTTGAACGGCGAGTTGAACAAGGGCTAGTGTGGCGGTAACGATTGGAGGCATAATAATCAGGGGTTGGGTTTTTGAAGGCTATTGATCGGGACAAGTTGGCTTTGAACCACGGGAACAAATCGTTGGATTTCAGCCAATGCTGTTTGAAGGTCGTTCAACCCTGCCGGAGTCGGATTTAATCGGTAAGCCCTACGCGCAAAAGCCCATCGCTTGTCAATCTCGACGACCATTGGCCTCAACCTGTCGAGTGCGTGTTTGAAATTCAATTCTCCGGTCGGCGAAATGGCGTAGATGGTCTTTCGGTTTTCCCGTTCAAATTTCATCACGTCGAAAATCTGATTGTAGGCGTATTTGTATGAGGCGTCAGCCAATGCCAAGCCGACATCGTTGTAAATCACTTGTCCTTGCGCGTTGGTCGGTGCGTAGCTGCCCCCGGCTTCAAGGTGCGGCGTCTTGCATGATATTGACGAGAGCGCGAGCGCGGCCATGCCGCCGATGAGGGTGAGGAGTAGGATTTTGTTTCTCATAATTCAACCATAGTGTGCTAAAGCAAAAACTACAAGCACTATCACGGACACCAGGACAACGATAGCAAAGAACGTCGCGCGGCGATTCTGCCTTTCAAGCCGGTGTTCGGGACAATGGCAGAGCTTTTTCACGGAGTCGGTGCTGGTGTCGTTGGTGGCGTGGATAGAACGGTCGGCGTTTCCTTCTCCTGCTGGTTTTGAACGAGCTTCGCGCCGAGAACGACTCCAAGCATCTCCATGTCCTGCGCGTCCCACGCGGGCGCAACGCCAGCTTTGATTGCCAGCACGATTTTGGGGATGATGACCGAAAGCGCGGTCAGGAACGTGATAACGCGCATTACGCTGATTGCGCCGGTATCATCTTGGAGCATTGAGAGGAATGATTTCATAGTTATTTGCTTTCTGTTGGAGGTTGCCAGCCGTCAATATCGCCGACGTAAATCTTTTTCTTGGCGAGCGCGTCTTTAATTGAGTGGAGGCCGTGCCAAATCTTGCCGTTCTCCGCGAAAAGCCTTTGCTCTGCGTCAACATGAATCTTCTCGCTTTTGTCGTATTCGCGTTGAGTGAGGAAATTGGCGTAGAGGAAGATTGCCAGCCCTACTGTTAATCCAGTTCCACCCGCCGCTACTACGCGATGTTTTTTACCATGTTTAACACATGACTTCGCTATTTTGCTTTGAGTAATTAATCGAATCATTTCCTTAACGCTTCTTCTATGGCTTTTTTGATTCTGGGGTCTTTACCATAAATCTTGTGACTGGCTATCGCTGACAACATTGCAAAAGCTACCGTAGCGAAGGCTAATTTTGTTCCGGCTGGTATCTCTTTATCTTCGTGAAGTTTGTCCATCACTTCTTTTAGCCTAATCCAGTCCTGTAAAGAAACATCATTTCCACTTTGTTGATAGCGGTCTAAAATTCCATCTATTTCCCATAAATCATCGTCGCGATGGATTACTTTAGCCGCTGCCTTACCCATTCCATTGATGAACAGGTCAACCGCCAAAGCCATGTCTTTAACTGTGCCGCGAAGATTCCAAACCCATCCGGTTAAGGTGAGACACCAAAAGCCAAGTATTCCAAGCAGCCATATAAGAGTTTGTTCATTCATCAAATTTCAGTTGTCTCGTTGGCGGGTCATGGTCAATGTTGTGCCAATCCGTCAAAATAACTTGTGGTTAAAGTCGGGCTTCCGATGATGTTTGTGAAACAAACGCTGTCTCCGGCATTGACCCACATTTCCGCCGAGTTGGTTGTTCCTGTTCCAAACGAGCCGAGCAACATGACTTTGTGAGTGGTAGCATTAGTGAGCCATGCTTGAGTGCCGAGCAATTCCGTGTAATCAACGGTGACTTGACCAACTGCGCCAACAGTCTTGAATCCGCCGCTGGTTAAATAAGGAGTTGCCTGATTGGTTAATGTTATTGCTGGAAGGCTTGTTAATCCCGACCCTTTAGCAGTAATTGCCCCCGCTGTCGTAATTGAAAACAAAGGTGTTCCATTTCTTGTTAAAGAATAAAATGGGCTACTATCTCCTGTAAAAGTTTGTTGATAGGCATTGTAAGAATCGTTTGCATCCATTCCGGCGATGGAATAATGACCACCGGAAAGCTGCAACATTCCACTAAAAGGCGTAGAATTTTTACCTACACCCACAATTATAGAACTTCCAGAAGCACCTGAAATCCAAACCCCATTACCTAATGAGTCCGCTTGTGATTCTGGGTGAATTAAATTTATGTTTGCGCCGCCACAACAAAGCGAATACAGACAGGATTGAGACCAAAAGTTTTCAATTGTTCCAAAACTTCCATGTTTAAAGATTCCACCAAATCCAAAACTTTCTGGCATTGTATCGGGATACATCGTTGTTATTCCAAGATTCAAATTTCCAGAAAACGCAGACACGAATCCATTAACTTTGCAATACATCCCGCCAGTGTTGTTAATTTCAAGTCCGGTTGCGTTATAGAACGACTTACAATCTTCCATCGTATTTTGAGTTTCACCACCTAAAACAAATGCGATTAAACCAGATAATTCGTCATAGGCCGGAGCAGCTGGATATGGTGCTTCAAGCCATGCCCGACCGTGCATTTCTACTCGCTTCAAATCTGCGTCCTGTCCCTGAATCCAGACTCCAACAACCGGAGAGTTGGTCATTGCGATAAAAATAATGTCTTGAATAACAGAAGATGGAGCGATGATTCCGTTGGGTTGATTTGTTGTAGCATGAATCAGGGCAAAAATAGTATTACTACGAACCAACCCTAAATTTGTAGTAACATTAAACGGAACAGGTGCTAGAGAGAGTAAATTACTTACCCCAATGATTGTATTTTTGTTTGTTGAAATAAACGATTCAACGATTGTCGAATAAGGAGTTCCGATAAATGAATCATTGTTTGTAACAATCAAAGGCTCTTTCAGTTGAAAGACTCCCTGTGACAGCCTAAAAACATATCCGTTCGCTGGAAAGTTTGTATTCCAATAACTATTTGTGACTAACGAAGGCAACATTCTTCTGGTTTCAGCATATCCAAGAGTGGTAGAGTTTGGGAAATTTGTAAGAGCTCCATTCCACAAACGAACGACATTACTTGGATAAAGCCATATTTCAGGAATGCCACCAGCAAGATTCGTCGCCACGCTTGCGTTGCCGCCATTAACGCTTGAAAATGGTAATGCGATTTCTTTTCCAGTTGAATCTACTGCAATCACATTGGTTAAACCAGCACTCGGAGCGGTCACAGATTGATTTGTGGTAACACCCCTCAATGTCAGGCCACTTGCCATCCCGTTCGTCGTGCTGACGCTGATACCAGCACCGAAGCAGTTAAGCGTGAGGAGTGTAAAAAAAAATAGAGCGATTGATTTCATAAAATTGTTGCTAGGCGATTTGTGTCCACGAAGTGTTTGTCAAACCATTTGAAGCCCAGAAGCCGGGAGTCGTGATGTCCAAATATGTCTGACCAACTGCGGTTGGAGTCACCACGCCAACCGGAGAACCAGAGCCGCTTAAAGGCGCACCCGTTCCGCCCGTGCTTGCACCTTCCAAAATGCAGAGCATAACATCGCGGGATGAAAGTTTATCAAACCCGTTTGCTATGGCTTCGGCTAAAGTTGTTTCAGCGTTCATATATTTGTGAAAACTGCTGCCGATGGGTTTGTAGCATTTGAATCATCAGCATTTTTCCCGATGACCCTTATATTTCGATTCCAGTCCGAACCATATTGAGCGTCAATGCCAGCACCATCCACTGTTATAGTTCTACCTGAACCGATGCACGTCATATCACCAGCTACGGAAAAATTATTAGTCCAAGAATTGTCGGATAATTGGGCTTGGAGTTGCCAATGGTCGGGGTCGTCAAATCCCGAAAAATCCCAAGTAAGCTGTCCGCTATCACTCCCAGGCGTGGAGTATGCTGGATTCGTCGGAGTTCCCAGAACCGGACTTGGTGTGCCAGAACTTAAAATAGACGCAATGCACTTCAAAACATCTTCGTCTGAAAGTTTATCCAGACCATCAGAGATAGCGTTGGACAATTGGACTTCTGCCGAGTTACCAGATGAATAGATTTGAGCCAAGCACAACCAGCAATCGCGCGAACTTAATTTGTCCGTGCCATCGCCGATTGCAGATTTGAGAAGTGTGTTGGCATCCATTTTTATTCTCCGAGTTCCAGCCTCAAATAAAGCAGGATACGTCGCAATTCATCTTCACTTCGCTCGCGAAAAGCTACAACACCGGCCAAAACTGAAAGCGCATCCACATCGGATGGCAATGAGGCATAAACAGCTTTCGCGTTCGCCCAATCAATCGCAGCTTCGGCTCTGTCCAAATCGTAGATGGCACTATTCAAATCGCCTGCCGGAATGTTTCCAAAAACAGTTTGCGCGTCTTGAACCAATGCGCGACGACAAGAAGCTGTATCAGGATCGTATTGCGTCAACGGCGAGCTTGTGTCGTTAGCCAGTTCTTTCGCCATGCAATAAACCCTGACTGCCAGCAATTCCTTCGGATCGAGAGCGGCCAACCGTTCAATGTCGGTCAATAAGGCGGCATTGCTGTTAATGGTCGGCGGCGGCGTGATTTGAGATATGGTTACGAGAGTTTTAGCCATTTGAACCTCCATTTTTCTTAACGTAATCCACTAATCCCGCGCCGTAATCTTCATCCGATTCTTCACCCGGCGTCATCTCAAGAGTAACATTGTCGTTATCCATTGATTTGACGGTGTAGGTATCGCCAACTTTGCAGTTGGATAAAAGGTCGGCAGGAATGGTGACTGTCTTTGCCTCCCCGACTTGCGGTGGTGAGGCCAGAGCATCGCCAGCGGAATCGTCCGGTGGCATTTGTGATTCGTCCATTGCCATAATAAATTTTGATTGGATGGAGCGCGGATGTTACCCCGCGCCCCACACGAATTAGACCGGCTGGATGCCGCCCCATTGATACGTCTGCGTTCCGCCAACATAGCCGACTTGGTAGCCGACGAAGTTCGCGCCGCCTTGCTGTGCCGCAGTTGGGCCGTTGATGGGGTCGCCATCGGATTCCACCGCGCGGGCAAACGGGGTTTCTCCCCAAATCTGCGGGCTGGCGTCCAGCGCATCGCCACAGTGACCGTTGTAGGCCAAGAGCGATTGATAATCCTGACTGTTGAGCGGCGAAGTCGCCGGAGTGACAGTGTTCGGACGGCGGGTGTAAGGCGTGGCCTCACCAAGAGCCAGAAACCAGCGTTCGATTTCAGGGTAGATGGTTTTCAGACCCACATCATATTCACCCAAGAAAAACCCCTTGTTGTCCTTGACGTTTTCGATGTCGCACACCGTTCCGGTGTTCGGGTCGAACGCGCGGAAAAATGACGGGTGCATCCATTTGAATTGACCCGCAAACGAGCGAGCCAAACCGAATTTCATGTCGGAATTAACCGAAGTGATGTCGCCCATATACATCTCACGCGCATCGCGGTTATAGCAATGGTAGATGCGAATGGGAGCAGCTTTCCAGCGAGCCGAATACAACGGCTTGATGCCGAAGGTCGCCGGGACATTCTCGAAAGTCTGAATCTGTTCAATCCAGACCGCACCGGACAGGGCGTTACCGTTCAAATCTTTCCCGTCCAAATCGGCGCGGAAATCGAAACGCCATTGCTGCGGGTCGCGTTTGAACAACCAATCACCGCAACCGGCGTTCATGCCGAAGCTGTAAAACGCACCGTTCTTCATGAAGTCCGATGATTTATACATCCCCGTCAGCGCAGGATTGGCTTGGAGCAAACGGCGCGAGGTCGTCTGATCCATCGTGATTGAGAATTTTCCGGCAATATCAGAATCGCCGTCGTGATAACCCTGCTCCGTCAAATCTTCCTGATGATTCGCCAGATATTCCATCGTCAACTGCGACAGGAACGGCACAAGTCCGGCAGTGGTCGCCGCCGTGATTTTGCCAGCCGCAGCCAGAGAAGTAAGCTGCCCGTTGGCATTGAGATTCAGGAACAAACCGTTTTGTGTGCCAGCCGCGCCACCGTTGCTGATGGCGAACATATTATCGGCCATGTCAATGGACATTGGATTGCCATAAGCATCCTGCACACCGACGAGCCACAAACCAGCACCTTGAGAGGCTGTGCCAGCTTCGCGCATCGCCAATTGGCGTGTGAACTGACCGAGCATATCTTCGGGGACTTGTTTGTAACCTTCGACAATCGCATCCAGCTTGGCCGGAGCTTCTTCGATGGTGTTCAACTGGTCGAGGCAGAAAACCGAGGAACGGACTTCCTTGCGGAAGCGTCCGAATGAAAGCTGGTCAACACCGTGACCGATATAGGAAACCGTCATATCGCACGGCTGGCCGAGGCAAGGGTCGGCGAAGTATTGCGGCCACATTCCGGGGTCGTTCACGCGGGCGACATAAACCTTTTCGTGAAGATGATTCGTGCCGGTGAAGGAAGGCCATTTCGAGGTTTTATACATCCCCACGTAGATGAACTCGTGTGGTTTGCGGTCTCTGGCTATCTTTTTATCCCAATTATACGGGCGTCTGCCCATAAAATCGTTGAACGCTTTGCAATCGGCTGTTGAGAGTGCCATAAATTTATTTCGTGTTTTGTCAGCGAATAAACGCGACGGTTTTGTTTTGGATTTATTTTTGAGGGGACGACCTCGTTCGGAGGAGTTCCGAACCCGCAGAACTCGCCTTTCGGCTTATCTGCATTTTTTAGAAGCATTTGAAACTTTCCAAACCTTCAAAGCCTGACAACAGAAAGGCAACTTACGTGTCTGCTGGTGGTGCTCGATTTTTAATCGTCCAGCTTTATTGACCGAGGACTACTTAAATCGAAAAGTCAGAATCATCAATTTCTTTATTTACGCAACTTGCGTTTTTAGCCCACTTCCTTATCGTCTGACAAACAAACTCAACGTTCAATTCCCGCTTTTCAATTCTTGTTGATGAATCAAATTCAATTCCATTTTCTCTCAACAATGATTCCGCCTGTCTTAATTTTTTTATGCCCTGCTTGTGAGCCTCCCTTAATTCCTTTGGTGTTAGTGGGGATATTAAATGGTCTGAATCTTCATCGTCAGAGAAAAGGAATAATTTCGATGTTCTCCATGTGATTACAGCGCGATAAAATTTCATCCACATCTCACGACCTGTTTCTTCATCTCTAGTTTTACATTCTGGGAATGTCGCATGAACGAAGTCGTGACAGCACCGGCACAAAATAACCAAATGAAATTCTTTCGTATCGTAAATGTTTTCAGGATACCAGATGTGGTGAGCATCATTGTAAATGGATTCCTCTTGGCAAATCTGGCATTTGCCTTTTTCGCGCAGCAGTGCTTCAAGCCGGACAGCCTGCCACTTTTCTGATTTCAGATAACCGAACCGATAAGCGTGTTTAGATTCGATGCTCATAAAATTGTTATTGCAATTCTATACGCATTATGCGAACAATCAAGAAATGAAACAAAGCCCGTTCTCAAAAGAGCTGATAAAGTGGCGTGGAAATCGTGGTCAAAAAGAAGTGTGCGACCAATGTAATTGGAATTTGAGAACCTACGAGGGATGGGAAAACGGACGCAATCCATCTCGTTTCCGAATCAATGAATTGAGACGCCAGATGCAAGAACATCCAGAAAAGAAAACCCTCACGCCCTAATTTATGAACGCAAAACATCCCAAACAAATTCCTACGCCGCCTTTTTGCAAAGACTGTGCCAGCTTCATCGAAGAATCACACGCCGATAATGCAACTGGTGATACTCCTCGCTGCCGAAGATTCCCAATGTTGGATTTGGTCATGGGAGAAAAATTTTTCATCGCTTGCGTAGCCGTCCGTTCGCCAGAAGCACCGTGCGGTGAGACTGGAAAATTGTTCACCCCAAAAGAGGTTTTGGAAAAACCAGTAAGCCCAACTCCACCATCCGTCGAACCTGACAAAACGAATTTGAATTGATATGAAAACAGCAATTTACATAGAAGAAGGGGTTACACAGCTTGTCCTTACTCCTGAAAACGATTGGGAGAAAAATGTGGTTCGCAATATAGAGACGAACAAGAAGGCTTTTGAAATCAGGCGCGGTGGATTTTACCATTGCAAAGGAGGATGGGCGCGAGAAGAAAATGACAGTGATTCTCTAATTTTGGTTTCTGGAATAAAGGCCGACACCACAGCACTCTCGTAAATGGACAAGCTGTATATCCAACTCTCGAAACTTGGAGATGTCATCAACATCCTGCCCATCGCCTACGCCGCCCATTTGCGCGGTGAAAAAGTTGGCATCATGGCGTCCAAAGAATTTTCAGACGTGCTGGATGGTTGCTCGTATGTCGAAAAGATTGATTTCGACGACAAGCCGTGGTTCATACCTCAAGCCTTCGAGAAGGCGAAAAAACTTTGCCCTAACGTCGTCGTCACGCAAACGAACGGCGTAAAAGAGAACATTGAAAAATACGCCTACGAACCGGCAGGACAGAAACACGCGGTAACAGATTCGTTCAATCGTGAAAGTTGGAAACTTGCCGGATGCCTCAAAGATTGGGGTAAAATTCCTTTGGTATTCGATAAGCGAGACAAGGCGCGTGAAGATGCTTTGATGCCTGCCGGTTGGTTCGGGCGTGGGAAGAAGAAAAAGTTGATGCTCATTTCTGCGGGATCGGCTTCATCCCCATTTCCCTACCGTGAATTGCTTTTGGAACTGGTCAACCTGAAATACGGAAAGACCTTCAACATCATTGACCTGTCCACAATCAAAGCGGAGCGGTTTTACGATTTGCTCGGTCTTTACGAAGCCGCTCATTGTCTTATCACGGTGGACACTTCGCATCTGCATTTGGCCTACGCTGTCCCAAATCTTCCGGTGATGGCCTTGATTCAGGACAAGCCCGTTTATTGGTATGGCTCTGCATGGAGGCCGTCGCATCATTTTCACTGTCGTTACCGAGACTTCCCAAGACGCGCTTTGGAAATGTTCACTGCGATTGATGATATTGGAAGCAAGTCATTATCGAATATCGTTCAAGTTTATCATGGCTCGGTTCGTAAGAATAATGGCGTCCGATATTTTCCAATTCAATATGGTGCTTGCAAACGCGATGCTGTGAACGTGCTGAATGATAAAGAACATTTTCCAATGTTGCAGGATTCAATCAGGATGATGATGCAGGTTGCCAAGCCTGATGATTTAATAATCCTCACGCGAGAGGATGTCAAAGTATCATGCTTGGATTGCCTTTCAAATGACTTAAATTATTATCCATCCTGCTACGCCTTCCGCATGAACCGAGACAAAGACGGATTGGACACATTCTTTCCGGCCTGTGACCTGTTCGGTGCTCCGGTCAAATTTTGGGTGGAGATTTTCCCCGAAATCCCCGACATCGTTTTAGGTGCAGACGCATTTTGGTCTTTGTTGCTGATGCACATTTTCAAAAAGCATGGCGCGGTTGAAATTGAAGGAGTGTATCGAAATGAGTAATAAATATAGAAAAAAACCTGTTGTCGTTGAAGCAATTCAATTTATTGACGTATTCGCTGATTACTTCGTTTTTGTAACAGATGAAGAACACTATCAGTTTCCGGCTTACGTCACAGAATCAGGCGAAAAGATTCTACGAATACAAACCCTTGAAGGGACAATGGTAGCCAATAAAGGGGATTGGATTATTCGAGGAGTTAGAGGAGAATTTTATCCGTGCAAGCCAGAAATTTTTAACGAAACATACGAAAAGGCATAAATGTCTGAAATCGTTCTACAACAAAAACTCAAGCCGCAAGCTCCACCGAGGATTGCCCGGAACAAATCCGCCTTGGTCAAGTATATGTCCGATAACAAGATTGAATCTCTTTTCCCTTCGATTGAGAATCAACTTTTCACTCACGTCATTAAACTGCCGCAAGCTGGCGCGTATAATCCGAGCCTGATTCGTTTTCGAGGTCGTCTGGTAATGACCTACCGATTTCACGATACGACGGCCAAGACAAAACTTGCGATTGCCGAATTGGATGAAAATTTTACCGTGTTCTATTCCGAGGTTTTGAATCTGGATGAGGATGAAACTCTTTCGCTTGAGGACGCCAGATTGTTCATCTGGAAAGGTGAACTTTGGATGAATTTCGTCGTCTCGACTTGGCCTAATTTTCCATCGTCACAGGTCAAGATTTGCAAACTCTACAAACCCGACCACTGGCGGTTTTCCGACAAGGAACAGTATTGGTTGCCAGACCGTCAAACGTCCGAGAAAAATCACGTCCCGATTGTTCACGACGACGTTTTCAACATCATTTACCGGAGCAATCTTCCACAAGAAGGAAAATCTTCTGACTTGAGCCAAATCATTTACAGCCCGTTTGAAAAGCGAGAGATGAAAACTCCGGCGTTGCGATGGGCTTATGGAGAGATTCGCGGCGGGACAGTTCCATTACCTTACGATGGTAAATTGATTTCGTTCTTCCATTCGTCGCTTGATAATTTTCCGCCGCCGAATCCAAGGTGCTATTTTGTGGGCGCGGTTTTGCGAAAGGCCGAACCGCCTTTTCAAATGCTCGCAATCTCGAAACGTCCAATCTTGAAAGGCTCGGAAGTTGGCGGGGATGCGACAAGGTTTCACAATAAAAAACAGGTCGTGTTTCCGTTGGGGTGTATCGAGCGCAAGGGGGGATTTCTGCTTTCGGCTGGCATAAACGACAGCCAATGTGCGCTCATTGAAATCTCTGAAAAGGATTTGCAATTATGAGTGCTCAAGGCGCACATAAAATAACTCAAGAATTTGAAGCTGCATTGTGCGCCTACACAGGTGCGCCTTACGCGGTTGCCGTTGACAACGAAAGCAATGCTCTATTTTTGTGCCTCATGCGCGAGAACGTCAAGGGCATGGAAATTTCGATTCCAGAACGGACTTATATTTCCGTTCCATGCGAAGTGATTTACGCCGGAGCAAAAGTGAAATGGATTCCGGTTGAGGGAGAGACTTTAACCGGAGCATATCGCCTTGAGCCGACCCGCATCTGGGATTGTGCGTTGAGGTTCACGGCGGATATGTATTTGAAAGGCCAGTTGATGTGCGTCTCGTTCACTGGTGCGCTGAAACATTTGAAACTCGGAAAGGGCGGAGCGATTCTCTGCGACAACGAAGAAGATTACAAGTGGCTGAAAAAGGCGCGCAATTCAGGCCGCGATGAATGTTCGTATCATGTGGACAACTTCACCATGATTGGGCGCAACGCCTATATGATGCCCCAAGTGGCTGCACAGGGATTATTGCTAATGGGTCAATTTTATACGCTCTTGGGTGAAAAGATTCATAACAAAGACAAGACGATTCCATACCCGAAACTTTCCAATTTTCCGATTTACACACAATGAACGTATTGCTCGTGCCATCTTTGGGTCTGGACATATCGCTTATCGAAAGATTGGCGAGGTCTGTTGACTTTCCGATCAAATACAAGGTCGCTATCAACAACGGAAAAATCGGCGCATTGGATGAGTTCAGAAATCGTCACCGTGATTGGACTGTGGTTGACATCGGTAAAAATCTTGGCTGCGCCGGTTCATGGAATTTAGCTCCTGAAATCTTCCCCACCGAACCATGTTGGTTAATCTCGAATGACGACCAAGAGTTTCAGCCGGGAGTTCTCGAAAAGATTTGCAAGGCGGCTGACGAACATTGCAAAGACCATCACATCATTTACGTCAATCAGTTTGATGCTTTTGATTTATTCGTTTGGACGGCCAAAGGGGTGAAGGAGATTGGGACATTCGATGAAAATTTCTGGGGAGTTTATTGCGAAGATTGGGAGTATCGTTGCCGATTGAAGGTTGGAAATGCGATGCAATTCCGAATGAACGAAAATCTTCCGATTAAGCATGGCAAACCTGCGGCTGGAAAACATTATCACGAACTACTGGCCGGATGGAAACCATTGAATGAAGATTATCTTAAGCGTAAATGGGGAACGATTGGTGACAATCCGATATTTAATTGCCCATTTTTCAATCCTCATAATCCGATTAACGAATGGAAACTTGAGGAAGAAAACCGAAGGAAGCGCGAAGTATTTTGGAATGCTTTTTGGAATCGTCCGAACGTATCTTTATATGAATGAAATGGCTTTGATTGGCAGCGGAGGTCATGCTGGCGTCGTTATTGATGCTGTGAGAAGGCTTGGCGAGTTCGATATTTCCCATGTCATTTGCGAGGTCAACGGTGGAAGTAAAAGACACGGTTACAATGTGGAAAAATGGCTTGAAGAAATCCCCTATCCCAACCTTTTTCATTTTATCGCCATCGGGGATAACGCAATCCGCGAAAGGATTTCAAAACATGAATTTAGTTATGTTAATGTTTTCCATCCTTCTGCGGAATACTCAAAACAGATTTGCTGCGGCTCTTATTTCGGCGCAAATTCAGTTGTCGGAAACAATTCAAAGGTCGGAAATTTTTCAATCATAAATACCGGAACGATACTCGAACACGACTCGGTGGTTGGGGATTATAGCCATTTAGCTTCGGGCGTTATCACTGGCGGAAATGTTAAAATTGGTTCACGCACCATGATAGGACTTGGCTCAATCATACAAGACGGAATAACTATCGGAAATAATTGCATTATTGGAATGGGAAGCGTTGTAACAAAAGACATTCCCGACGATGAAATTTGGTGGGGAAGTCCGGCAGAATTTCAAAGAATTAAAAAATGATTATCGCAAATTACAACATTCGCAATTTTTGCGTAACTCTCCAAGAGCTACCCGAAAAATGGCAGTTCATCTCAAAACATTTCAAGGAAATGGGATTTGATTGCGAGCCTTTCAATGGAATAAGCGCAAATGAATCTGGGTTGGTCACGGAACACACTTACGACGTGGATAATCCGGGCACAAATTATCGCATCGGCAGGAAGCCGGTCGCAACTTGGTTATCGTTCTATATGCTCTGGTCGGCCATGCAATATATGAACGAACATTATTTCGGTCAGCTTGAATGGGATTGTCATCTTGTTCCAAATTGGCGTCCTCGTCTTGAGCAAGCATTGAAAGATGTCCCGCCAGACTTCGATATTCTGATGGCTGGAAATTGCTGTTGCAAAGGAAAGCCGATGAAGCACATTAAGGGCGAAGTATATGAGATGAAGGGTGCAAATTGCGGACACTTTTCTATCATCGCAAAGAAAGCGTTGCCGACTCTTTTATCAACTCAAAGAAAAGTGTATGCCCCTCTCGATTTGTCTTTGTGCTATCATTCGTTTCCGCGCTTGAAAGTTTATGTCATTCTGCCAAGAATAGCCGACCAATTTGATACGGCAATTCCAGTTTGATACAATTATTCCTATGACCTCAAAAGAACAGTTCATCCAAAATCAAAACCTCGCTTCTTGGTGGGGCGGTATCAGCCAAGACGCACGATTCGACCAAGTGTTGCTCCACGCATCCGGTGTTGCGCTCGAATCCTGTCCATCATCGGAACAGCGAGCAGGTGTTTTGGCGTTCAAGGAAATTTTATTGACCCTTTCCGACAAAGAGGCCGAGCCTGTCAAATTCGTATCACCCGGACTCGACCACAATCTTGAAGTTCAACGTCGCACCGTAGAAGCACCAAAACCAGCCGCGCCATTGCCAGCCGTTCCGCCAACTAACCCTAAAAAGAAAGGTAAATGATTATGTTACACCGCCTATTACTCGCTCCTGATGCCGTCATGGACGCACCGCCAGCCGCCGCGCCTGCCGCACCAGCTAAACCCGCTGCTGCCGCGCCTCCGGCCTCTACGCTGCCACCATCAAGTGCTCCTGCTGCTGCGCCAGAGCCGCCGCCAAGTGACGATCCGTTTGAACCGCCGAAGAAACCCGCCACCGCTGCACCGGCCAAGCCTGCTGGTGATAAACCAGCCGATGTAAAGCCAGCACCCGTAGATTTTGATACGCTTGCTCCAAAGGAGTTGAGGGCGCGCGTGAAACAGTTGAATCAGGAAAACCAGACTTTCAATGGAACTATCAAGACCCTTGAAGCCAAAATAAAGGAATTGGACGGCAAAGGCGTTGACACAACGGCTTTGACTACCCGATTGCAAGCGTTGGAAAAAGAGCGCGACGGAGCATTGGCCGAACTCCGCGCTGCCCGTCAGGAAGCCAGCCCTGAATTTAAGGAAAAATACGACAAACCGTTCAATCAAGCCGCAGACCGAGCAAAAAACCAGATAACCGAACTTTCAGTTGTCACCAATTCTGATACTGGCGAAACTCGTCCGGCGACATGGGCTGATTTTGTGGCACTTTACCAACTTCCGGTTGGTAAGGCGATAGAACAAGCCACCTCCATGTTCGGCGCATCGGCTCAATTTGTATTGGGATTACGCGAAAAGCTGCTCGACTTGGACACGGCGCGTCAAAATGCTTTGCAGGAAGAAAAGGCTCAATTCAAAGAACGCTCTGCCAAAGAGATTGCCGAACAAGCGGTCAAACGTGAAACTGTCGGAAAGCTGTGGACGGAAACCAATCAACGGCTCGCCCAATCAGACGGTTACAAGGTTGATACGACTGACGCTGAACTGGCCGAAGCCGCGAAACACGCCGAATCCGTTTTTGATGAGCCTGTCAAAATCACGGACGATGCTTCGATGCAGAAGAAAATTATCCGCGATGCTCATGTGAAGCAAAAAGTCATCCGTGATGCCGTCAGGGGAATCATCATCAATCGCCAAAAATCCGAGATTGAAGCCCTAAAAAAACAGATTGAAGAATTAAAAGGCACAGCCCCCGGCGATGTCCAGCGTGGCGGCGGTGACGCTCCTGCACCTGCTGACGAAGGGGATTGGGGTCAAGGCTTGGTCAAGCACGTCAAATCGAGCGGTGGATGATTTTTGACCAGCGAACCAGATTCACTTTTTGACTGTCGAAACATTCTTGCGTAAGACTGGAATACCCATCTCAACGTGTTCGGTTGGAGTTTTGGGATAACGCTTAATCACGTTTCCTTGCGCGTCTTTGTCAGTCCATCGCGCAGCTTCTTGAATGAGTTGAGGCACAAGCACTCCTTTGGCGTGTTCACCGATAGCCCATTCCGCATCACGCGGGTCTGCCAGTTGACTTAACAATTCAGTGGTTCTACCAACAGGAGATTCATTCACCAAATCAGCCAGTCCGACAATGGTTGCCACCGAAGCCGCTGTTGGGGGGCTACTGCCTTTTTTAACCTTCTTTGCCATGATTGCGCCCATCGTGTGACCAAGTTGACCAACGGCAAGGACTGGATTATGCAGAAGCACTCCGGCGATTTTTTGTTCACCGATTTTTAACCCACCGACTCCGGCCTGCGTGTCTTTTCGTTTCTCTCCGGGCTGATAATATCCACCAAATGTTCCATCGTCGCCATTGTTGTAACCGTCGTAAAATCCGTAGAGCAACATCGTCCCACCGATTGTCCCATATTTCAGGTGACGCATGATAGCATCGGCTTCTTCGGGTTTAAGGGTGTCAATCCCTCGGCGGAAAGCAGAAGCCGCCTTTGCCGATCCGCTGACCAATCCAAAAGCTGCCATCAAAGTTTGCTTGGCATAATTCAAAGGCACGTTAAGAATCGGAAGCTCGACTCGACCGACCGTAGCTCCAATCTTTCCGTAAAGGGGGACTTGGCCTGTCTTTTTATTTTTCTGCTCAAGCTGTTTGAACAAACTCCGTATTCCACCGGCAAGACGATTGTTCTCCAAAAGCAAAGCCTTATCCGAATCAAGGTAGGCGTCCTTTGCCAATGAGAGTTGCGTCATTGGGTCTGTGACATCAATTCCATTTTTGGCCGCGTGTTCCATGCGTTTAGCCAGCGACAATTCAAAGGCTGTCCGGCGCAACGGAGATTTTATCACTTCATGGACAGTCTGGAAAAAATTATACCATTCACGACCCGATTCAGGCCGTGTGCTGAAAGCTGCTTTCAGGTCTGATTCACCTGTTCGAGCCGTTTTGATTGCGTCCATGATTCCCTGCGTCAATCCTTTGGCAACCGAAGTCACCAGAGCCTTTGCGTTCAACGCGCCTTCGCTTGGTGCTTTAGTGGCGATTTGTTTCAGGTAAGGCAATTTACTGAACCCGCTCCCAATAACGTCCGTAACAGCCATTGTGGGTATTTTTGTGGCTGAATAAGCCGCCAGTTTGAGCAAGACGTTCATACCTGAAAGAACGGAGAAACGACGGGCATTGCTGATGAAGTCAAAAACCTTTTCGGTTTTGGTTCGATTCGCCAATTCGTATTTCCTTTGCTCGGTCTTGAACTTTTTGGCGATGCGCTCTTTGGTCGCCTGTAATTCTTGGGCTTTCCTGTCCAAAACCAATTCCCGACGCGGAGCTTTCGAGAAATTTTTGCTCGCCAACTTCTCCTGCATATCTTTGATTTGATTTTCAAGCTGGATTTTGCGGGTGTCCAAAGCAGATTTTAACTGCGTCAACGGGTCGGTGATTGGCACTTGAAATTTAACTTTAGCCTCATTCACGGCCTTGATTAGTTTTCGCTCCTCATCGGTAGGTGTCCGGCGTTCCATTCCTGTTTTACGAGGAGGAACACCAGCGGCCATATCTTCGAGCTTCGAGATTTGCTGCATCTCACCCTTCATCCCGCGTAATCGGACTGAAATTTCATCTCTGGAAAGTGGCTTAAAATCTCCATAACCCGAAATGGCATCCATCGCATCGCGACGGGTAATTTCAGGGTCAATCTCTTTCAAAACCCCATGAACGGCGTCAATCAATGCTTCACGGTCTTTGATTCCCTTTTCGACAAACAAGCGGGCGATGCGTTGAACCTGATTCGAGATTTCCCTCTTTTCACCATCACCAATCTTTTTCTTGATGACCTCTCCAAGATGGGAAATTTGAGAATCAACCGTTTCCTTTTTGACCACTCGTTTGACCTGTGGAGCGGCTTTCAAATCATCAATCAACTTTTGGCTGGCAGAAAATAATCCTTCAAGGTGGGGTTTAACACCTTCACCAAAATCAGAAATCATCTTGGCCGACCACTTGGCAAAATCCAGTCCGATGTGCGCGATGTGCGATGCTCCGATTTCAGCGACATCAGCGAGAACGGTAGGGTCAATTCCGGTGTTAAATCTGAATCCCCGTTCTTTGATTCGCTTGCGAGCCAAATCAGCGCGGCGATCTAAACCTGCGACAATCTTTTCGGCCACTTGAAAAATGTAGGGGCTGATATTGGCACTTTGTTTCGCTTCCAAAGCAATCTTGTCCAAAGCGGCCTTGACTTCCATTTCAGCAATGCGTTGGTCGCGTTGGTTCAAATGATTCTGCAATTCGTCGTTGGCCTTTTTGTAATCGTTGGCAGTTTTGACCAATTCGGCGCGTTCAGCGTCAGTCAGTGGAGCACCACCTTTAGCAGCACGTCTTTGGGTTTCGAGCGAGGCGAGAGAATAATCTTCATTCGCCATGATTTGTAGTGAACGTAACGCACGGCCTCTGGCAGAACCGCTCACACGCGAAGCCTTTTCCAATTCGGTAAGTTGGTCGCTCAATTCAGCCGTTCGGATATTGGCCGCAATCATGTCCGCGCGACGGTCTGGATATTCCTGCGAATCTTCATATGCTTGTGCGGCCTCACGAGCAGACTTTTCGTATTGGTCGCGCAAATCAATCTTCCGAAGCAAAAGGACATGATTTTCCCAATCCTCAATCGTGCGCGGTTTGGTGTTCAATTCTTTTACCAGCTTGTAGCCAATTTCAGGGTCTTTATCAATTTCGGCCATCGCCCTGTCCATCACGGCTTGGTCGGAAATTGAATCGGATTTTGTCAAAGGCTCTAATCCGCGTTGCTGACGTTCTTGGTCAATCAAGCGATACTTCATGGCCGTTGGATTACCACCACCACGCGCAAATTCAGCGCGGTTATGCAGGGCAGCACCCAAACTGGCAGATTCCGGTAAAGGCTCACCCTCCTTTGGGGTGGATTCGGGAACGGTTTGCTTGTTGGCAGCTATCCATTCCCTGTCCTCTTTTGAGATTCCAGTTTTACGGACGGCAACTGGTTCGATTGAAGTGGTTGAAAGTCTTTTGGCGCGAGTCAGGATTTCTCCCAATCCTTCTTTCGTGTTTGGAATTGTAAATGTTCCATCTTGAGGAATCTCAATCGTGATTTTGTTCTTTTTGACTCTGTTTTCAAGAATCGAAGCCATTGAATCACTAGCCCAAAATGCCGTTTTCTTTTCGGAAACTCCTTCGGGGTAAAACGGCTTAACCAGTTCGTGAATCTGGTCTGAAATTGTGTCAGCCTTATTTCCGGCTGGAACAGACATGAATTGTTTTTTCAATTCATTGTATTTATCCAATAATTGTTGCTCTGGAACATCGGCAGCATTGGGCGCATCCTCAATCGCCTTTTCTAATCGCTGAACCAATTCGCTTTTGATTTCCTTTGCTGGACGCATCCCTTCATCGGATTTCACTTGTGCGATTTTATCAGCCACTTTCGCCGTAGCTTGGACTGGTGTTTCGATGGGCTTGGAAATGGATGATTTCAAATCTGGATAGTCAGCCAGAACTTCGGGCGGGACTGGTTTTCCTGATTCAACGGCCTTTTTAACGGCATATTCATGGTTGGCTTTGGCGGCGGTTCTAGCTGCTCGAATGTCGGATTTTTGCGACCCATAAGCCCATCTATTTTTGTCAAAATAAGCCTTCGTAATCTTTTTATCTTTTAGTAGTTGCTCGAGGGTAGTTTCGACATGGGACTCCTTACTTCCATAAAGGGTGTTTCTAGGGGCAACCGCGTTTCGCTCTGCCACGTCTTGATACTCCGCACTCGTCATCTGCCACGGCTCTTTGTTCCCCTTCTCAACTGGCGCGGTGGGGGTGGGTTGCCTTCCAAATCCTTTATTCAAAACAGCGTGTTCGTTTGGTGCGATTTCCGAAACTGGTTGACGTTTGGTGATTATTTTATCATTAAAAATAACCCATCCCGTATCTGGGTCTGTTCCGCGTATTCCATCAATGCCTCTAGCTAAAGCGATTTCTCGAATTTTTTGCGGGTCGTTTCCGGCAGCTTTCAAAAGAGATTCATGCGCTCCACTGTTTTCTTTGATTATTTTTGAGCCTTTGGCGATTTCAATACGCTCAACATCTTGGCCGAATTGATATGCAAAAACTGGCTTATCGGTTGCGTAAATTCCATTACCAAGCTCTGCGTAATCTGTGGCCGAATCTTTGGCTCGATACAATCCCCCCATTTTCCTTAAATTGGATTCCGACTCTTTTATTGTAGGCTGAACCTCACTCGGAATAGCCGTTTCTTGGGGCAAGGTTGGCGTAGAAGCGGCCTTTAATCCTCTTTTGGCCGCAAGTCTTTGTCTTGCTTCGGACGCTAATTGACCATAGCTAGGAAGCTGCAATTTTAATTCGTGAAGTTTTCCCATTTCTTCTGATGTGAGCCAATCCGTTGCAGTTGGAAGAAGCCCCTGCATTTCAGGTGTTGCTTGATTTTTTCTTTCTTCTCCCATTTTTACTATTTTATCAATTCCAGAATTTATTTCATCAACGCTTAATTTTGGAGCAACCTTGTTTGCTTCGGCTTGCGCTTTCACCTTCGCCACTTCTCCGGCCATTGTTTGCCTAACCGAATCGCTCTTGGCCTGTAAATCATCGCGCTCCTGTTTCAATTCAGGCGTCAATTGTTCTTCGGGAATGTTTTTTAATTGTTCAAGACGGGCAGGAGCACCGCCAGTAGGCATTACTTGCTCTGGCGGCTGTCGTGATGGTTCTTGATATGGCTCAACAGGGATTTGTGTTCCTTGTCCGGCAGGTTTTTCGGGCTGTTGTCGAAGTGGTGGGCTTTCACCCACTGGTGGCCGAATTTCTGGTTGAGGTATCGGGATTGTGCTTTGGATTTTGCTGGCATTTGATGTCTCGCTTTCTGTTGGTGGTTTTGCGCCCTCTGGCGTTTTGAGCATTGAACCGATAGCGGGTGCGCCTTGAATTTGGGGCGGAGAAATTCTGTTTTTGATAAGTTCGCCAACTGGCTTCAACGCTTTTGTTCCTAAAAATAATCCCAAAGGAGATTGCGCGATGGACGAGTAAGCCGAAGTCAGGGCATCCATGTTCCTGTCCTCTGGATTTTTACCCATTTCAGTCCCGATAACTTTAATCGCATCATTAGCACTCGAAAGTATCTGTGCGCTGAATCCGGCCTTCACCAAATTTCCCATAACACCTTCCGGCATACCCGCCGCTAACATTGGTGCAGATTCAACTAGAGAATCAGATGTCTTTGCCGCCGCCGCAAGATATGGGTTGGTTTTTGAAACTTCGGCAACGGTAGATTGAAATGGATTTTTACTTTCATCATAAACTGGCTTTTTCAATGCCTTCAAATTTCCAAATCCTTCGGGATTTCCACCGATGACCGCACCGACATCTTCTGCTGCTGCGGCCAATGGTTTTCCAATAGCCGTGAGCGGCAATGTAGCCATACCCAAAGCCAACGCTGGTAATTGTTTTCCTTTATCCTCTGCAATCGCTTTCGTAAAAGCATAATCAGGATTTTCAGGATTAACCAACTGACTTCCCAAAGGTTCTCCACTTGAAAATTGAGATGGTTGATTTACACCATAGCCAATATCAATCTTGTCCGGCGATTTTAACGAAGATGCGGCGGGAGTTTCTTCGATTGAATCCAAAGACGGCGGCTTGAAGGATGATTTCTCATCTTTAATCGTGTCTAAACTTGGAGGCGTGAAAGCCATTTTTATTGCCAGTTGTTTTCATCATTAGGGTCGCCGCCTAGATAAGTCAATCCGGCATATTTTGAACCAATCTTATATCCGCCTTGCGCTTCCTTCGATGGTGAACTTGTTCCAGTTGAAGTGGTCAAGGCCGCAGCAGCCGGAACTGAATTGGTCAACTTGGCGTCTATCGCGCTTGTCATGGCATCACGAACGCCAGAGACATCACCAAGATTATCAAGTCCGGCCAATCGGTTTCTTTCAACCAAAAGTCGTTCGGGAGAGTTTTTCAACGCTTCCGCAGCAGACAATTTTTCATCTGCGATGCGTTGCTTCTCGTCTGCTGCATATTTTCCGACACCCCAATAATCATTAGCCGTCCGTTCCTTGAAAAGATTTTGGAAATTCCTGTTAAGGTTTCGATTGTCGGCCACTCCTTGTCTGTATCTCAAAGCATCAGCTGCATTATTGGATTTTATGTCAGCAATATCCCTGTCAGCCTTAATTCTTTCACCGCCAAGTAATCCCGCCTGCTGTAATGCAGATTGTTTCAACGCCATCGCCGCATCATTTTCTTTTCCGGCTTGTTCGCGTTCTGCCGCAGCACGGCTCATGCTGGCCGACAGTTCATCACGTTTCAAAGCTAATTCCGCCGCGTGTTCCGCCGCCCGTTGGTGCATCTCTGCCTGAGACAGGCCGATAGAAGCTCCGGCTCTTGCCGCTCCTATAAAATCTGGTGGCCTTAACCAGTCAGCAATAATCGCCATAGATTTTTATGCAAATGCCGAAGCATACGGCATCGGGGTTGATGAACCTGCCGGAGTGAAATAATTCCCGCCATTCGGCTGTGCCGCAGGTTTTGGATTCATTTGGTTCATGTATTTGTCGAACAATTGTTGCGCGTAACTTTGCGCCGCAGCCGGATTGGGGGCAGAGGCGTCAATCGCATTTTGTGTCGCAATATCCGCCGCGATAGCAGGATTTAATTGGGTCTGACCAAGTGTGCCTGTCAGATTGTTGTAATCCAATAATCCTTGATGAATTTGACCTTCCGAAGTCAGACCAAGACTTTCGAGATAGGCATTGTTTGAAAATCCACTTCCGGGCACTCCGTTAGCCACGCCCATTGAGGCCGCTTTGTTTTGCAACAGATTAATCGTTTCGGGAGACAATCTTCCAGCAAGCTCGTTTCCAACATCGCCGCTGGCGGTTGAGGTCAACGTGCTATAATTCGGCACGTTATCTTTGAGTTGGTCGTAGATGCTTGGCGGCAATTGGATAGCCCCCGGCACGCTTCCAAATGCGCCTGAACCGGATTGGGGAGTTGGTGAAATTTGATACATGGTTTTTATATTTGTGGTATCGGCAGCGATATTGTAAATTTATGGGATGCAAAAGCTTTATCTAAAAGGAAAGTCGTTAAAATATCGTTTAATTGCTCAATGTAAAATAATAGGTGATTGCTGGATTTGGCAAGCATCAAAAGACCGCGATGGATATGGAAAGTTGAGATTTGAAGGAAAAAGGATTCGCGCTCACCGTGCTTCTTTTTTGGTTCATAATGGGGAAATTCCCGACAATCTTTGTGTCTTGCACAAATGCGACGTTCCTGCGTGTATAAATCCAGACCACCTTTGGCTTGGAACTCATGCAGACAATTCAAAAGACCGACACAAAAAAGGAAGAACCGTAAAAGGAAATGCAAAAATAACCCAAGCCATTGCGGACGAGATAAGGTTAATTCGCAATCGAGATAAAATTTCCCAATGGGATATTGCAAATAAATTTGGGGTGACTCAAGCTTGTGTTTGGAATGTTTTGCAAAATAAAAATTGGAAAACGGAAGGATTTCATCCGACTCCAATCCTTTGCAAAAACAATGCCAAGCTGACAAAATCTCAAGTTTTAGAAATGAGAAAACTTTCAAAAAATGGAACAAAGCTAAAGGCTTTGAGTCAGCTATTTCCTCAAGTGAAATATCTGACAATTTCTGATATTGTCCATCGCAGAAGGTGGAAGCATATTTAGCCATAAATTCAATAAATTCGACGACTGCCGATACAAGTATCACCAAACGTCTGGTTTTCAAAGACAATCTGGTTTTCAGGCATTTTTGTTTCCGATTGACGATTCATTTCTCGTATCGCGCTCAATTCCATCGCCTGCGAATCGCCGATGTTCCCCTGCTCCTTCTTTTCGAGGGAAATTATCATGTCCCGTATCGCATCTTCGTTATCAATTTGAACCACGTCGTTATCAAATACGAATGGGACGAAATTCAATTTCACCAATGCGGTCACACGCGCGTTTCCGGTGTTGTTCAAAAGCACACCCACATTTCCCCTACGATGTCCGGTGATTTTGGTGACGATATATTCCGGCGTCGTCTCGCTCGGTTGATAATGCGCCAAGTCCAAAAGGAATCCTTGAGCCACGTTGAATTGATAACAGTCCAGAACATCATTGGTCGGGTCTTTTATTACTCTGGTCACTCTTTGAAATTCCATCGGAGTATCCACCGAAGGATTAGCCAATGTGACCTCAACTCCGTCCTGCCACGTTCCGTCTGAACGTTGTGTTCTGACAACTTGGCCGTTTCCATCAATTCCGAACCAAGTGATTTTTTTACCAACATCCGAGGGTTGACGGATGAAAGTTCTTATTTTGAATCCCGTGGTCAAAATTTGATTGAACACCGGAGATGTCCCTAAAGTTGAAGTGACTATCTCGCCGCAATAACCGTAACGCTGATGATCCAATCCCCATTGATAATACTCCCTATCCATTGGTCTGAAATTATACCAACGATTCTGCATCACTGTGGGATTTCCGCAGACATTCAGGGCAAGGATTGTGCTGACACCGCGAGGCCAAACCAAAAGTCCATTCGCGCACACACAGCAATCAACGACAGCCACGTTGCTCCACCAATCGCCGCGATTCATCAACTGTCGAACGGCTGCATTCGCTTTCAAAGCGAACTCTGTGCTATCGGGACAGGCATTGGCGATACGACCGCATACGCCCGCCTTCAATTGGGAGAAAACAATCATCTGATGTCCTTATCGCTCATTTAATTTGTATTTTCAATCAAAATCAGCATTTGGTTTTTCTATCGTTCGGTTTGTGGTTTTTGACAATAAAATTATGTTACAGGCGTAATGACCACGGAAATTTCGGCATGGGTGGCCCCATGACAAACCGATACCGCAACATAAATAAAATCTGGACTAAAACTGGTTGAGAAATCTCCTTCATAAAAGACACTTCCCACAGAAGGCGCGCTGTCGTAAATCACACTCAAATTTGTCGAGACCCGTATTTTCGCAAAGCTACCCAATGGGCTTGGATTTACCCCGTAGGCAGAAACATTGCCGTTAATTACAATGTGATAACTTCGCGGGGGATTGTCGTTGCAAACCTGTGTCGTAAGAACGGCAATTGTATATCCATTGTCCGATACGTCTGGACTCGTGTAATCAGCGGAAATCGAAGCGTTTCCACCGGCGGCACTTGACGTGATGGTTGATTTATCCAAAAAGTCACCAGAAACCGGAAACCAAACAAAACTGCTTGGTGGTAATTGGGGGCAATTGGCGTGAAAAGCGGCGATAGCTGCGGAAGCCGGCGCATCAGCATCCTCTTGAGAAATAATGCTGTGATAAGTGTGCGCGGGGACGGTCAGGTTAGAGCCATCGCAACAAGTGTAGGATTGTTCATTGTTCCAATAAACCGTTGGACAAGCTGCGGTCGCGGCGTCTATTGCTTGCTGGTTTGCGTCAGCTTGAGAAACAGCAGAGAAGTATGTTCTGGCCGCTATGGTTGAATCAGGCGCGAATTCACACGGAACAGTTTGCTGTTCGTTCACCCATCCGCATTGAAGATTTCCATTAGCGACATTGACGGCAATCAGTTGCCGTAAAAAATTCAGAGCATTATTGTTGGCATCCAGTTGTGAAATGGTGGACGAAAAAATGCCTTCGGTGACAGTGAATTGAAAATTTTCAAACACAATTCCAAACGGGATATTAGGGCTTCCAATAATGTTGACTGCCGGAAAATTAAGACAGGCCGCAGTAACGGATTGATTTAAAAAAATCGGTTGAGGCAGCGGATTTATCGGACTGCCGCTGGCGGCATCGCATTGGGCTTGTTGTGCGGCTGCCTGTTGCAACATTCCCTGAACCAACGCTTGAATCTGTTCAAAAGTTGAACCCACAGGAATTGGAACGGTTATCATGCTCTGACAACCTTGAAATGAGAGCGGTGATTGCGGTGGCGAATTAGGAGATAATGGATATGAAAAAGTATCAGCCGGAACGGTATAGGGAATCCCATTGATTATGGTCGTATATTCCACGCTCCTTACAACTACGCGATTCAGGCTGTATGCCAAAAGATAATCTTGAACGGCGTTATTCGGAACGTCGCAACTCATGTTGTCACAATTCTCGCTCATTGTATTTGGCAAAGTGGGGTTGTGAAATCCGGCCTCGATTGCAAACTCGCCATCAGTTCAATTTTTGTGACGACACAATGACCTTCGACAAAAACTCTGACTTGAGCAAAGTCACCCAGATTTGGCGGCATATCAGTATTCACATTACATCCGGCCATGCTCGGATTTCCAAAGCTCATCGGCTTTCGATATTGAGGATTAGTCACATTCGGATCGGTAGATTGTTTCGCGCAAATAGGCCACTTATGCCAATCATGCCAGCATGAATCATTGTCCATTCGGTATTGAATCTTGAAATTGACCCGTCCAATTATATCCCGGACAGAAATCGCGCCGTTATCCAATCTCAAAATTGTTCCGCGATATTTTGTCGTCGCCCCCAAGAAAAACGCAGGGGTTTCAAACGACCACGGGATAGGAATTTTACCGTCGTCAAAATGTTCACTTCCAGTCTGTAAAAATTCCCATATCTCCAATTTATTTTCAACCGTGTTGACGCAGAAAGCGAATGCGCGTTCAACGCTCTTGAACCGGACTAATTGTAATACATTTAATCCCGTCCAAAGCCCGTCAAAGATTGAGGCTGACTTTCCTTGCAAAGATGAAATGGTATCAAAATTCATCGCCATCAATCCCTGCCAATAAATTCCATTGGGAGATTGAACCGGATTGCTTGCTACCAGCCAGCGATTATCAAATTCAATGGCTGAATCAAAATTAAGAAAGCTCCTGTTTTCCGAAACTATCACTCTTTGCATTTCACGACTGATAGGAGTGTTCCCCCATTTGTTGAAATTGAGTTGCGCGAGAAGCATGGAGCGAAGTTCGCCGGTCGGACAACGGAATAGAATATCAGAATTTTCATTCGTGACCGCCCATTGACTTGAAGCTCCCGCGCCTTTCAAGGATTGTGTCTCAATCGGAGTGGTAAGATTCTGCCAAGTCGTCCTATCTGCCGGAGCGTTACAGGAGAAAACATTTTTATTTGTGAAAATCTGTAATGCCCCCTGACCCAAAGCCTTGTCCATCGTGGCCGTGTATAGCAATGCGGTTATCGTATCGCCCGAACTTGGGATATTAAATTCACCGCCATTGGCTAACTTCAGATTTTCAGTCACTTTCAAAACTGCGTCTCTCTCATCATAAGCTGGTGAACCGCTTGAGCCGCCAACGATGTCACCCATGAGGAAAGAAATACCGGATTGACCGGATTGTGCGACTCGACCCATCCCGTAAGTCCCCATTCGACCAATCGGAAGTTCGGGAAGATTGTAAAACTTTGAACCCGACTTAACCGAGGTAGAAATATCATCATTCAAATTCTGGACGGTGACTGAATTACTGGCTACCGGAGGACTGGTCGCATGGGAAATGACCTGATATTGGCCGCTGTTCAAAAATAAAATCTGTCCATCAAGATTCGTATATTCAGAAACAAGGCTGGCCGTAGCATTACTTCCAATCGGAGGAACGGTAAAATCAGCCCCTAAAACGCCAGCAACCGCATCAGGCAATGTGCTTCCCAAAAGAATGACGTTTTTTGGAGATGCGCCTGAAAAATTTGTTCCATCCTGTTTTAGACCTAAAGTTTTTCTGTCCGCAGATATTGTCTGGATTGTCCAAATACCATCTCCGCCAATCTGAACTTTATTTCCAATCGCCACATAAGATGGAACTGGCGCGGTAAGAGTAGCCGATTCAGTTGACCAATCAAAAAATGATGGATGCGAAAAAGTTGAGACATAACCCAGATTTTGAGGGCGGATGACTAATTGAGTTGAAATCGGCTCTGTCGCTTCTGTGTCACTCAAGTTTTTTAATACAACCGTGTAGGCGGTAGAGTTTCCATTCACCTTTGTCACCATGAAATGCGCTGTCCGAATCACGTTTCCCGTGGTGTCAACTTCATCAAGATTCAGGACTGAATTGAGAAGTCCGGTATAAGGTGCGGCCAAAGTTATATCAACCGTCCCGCCAATCGGAGGGGTTACAAAATCAGCAGAAGTTGTTCCCTGTAAAACAACATCCACTTCCGAACGCCTTGAACTCGTTCCATCATAAAAAATGGGAACACTTGAACCGTCATTGATGATTAGCCATCTTTCAGCCTGATCCATCCAGACGGGAGAAAGGTTCGCAGAATTAAGGTCGCCAGCTATCGTGATTTCTTTTCCAGTAGCCCCATCCGTAGAATTGGGTTCGATAACAAATAATCTTCCCGCGATTGAACAGGCAAGTTGTTCAAATCCACCATCTGGCTTGTAATTTGAAGCTCCCTGAAAAAGTCCCTGCTTAAATGCGTCCTGTAAAAGAGAATCAATATCTGCCGAAACTTTTATTTTACGAACGGGAGGTCTGTCGGTTGCAAAATCTCCACGAAAGGTTGCGTTGTTGGCGAACGCGCATTGTGATTTTGGAAGTTCTTCTACGGCAACACCGCTATTGCACCCCATCTTGAAAGCGGTGCAAACATCGTAAATAATTTTGGGTTGTTCGGCCACATTTATTGAAGGGCTAAAATTAAATCGTTGGTATGGTCTGCCAATGAAGCAATAGCGTCAGCCAAATCCATGTTCTGCACAGAAATTATTAGCTCAAATTGACCTTCAACAAATGCGGTGGTAGCAGAGGCTTCGATTGAGATTGAATCGGTTGCGCTTCCGGTATTATTTCCAGTAACAGCCGAACCAGCCTGTGCCGCGCCCAAAGCGTAAGTTCCGGCCAATAAAACAACTCCACCAGTTAAATTCGTAGTGTTGATTTCAAGGTTTAACGTGGATGCCTTTGCGCCAGTAGTAACAGCTTTTAGACAGCGAACATCAAATTTAAGGATTTTGAATTTGTAACCCAATACATAATTCGTAACCAAATCTCCATCAGCGATAACCGCCGCGTCAATATGGAAAGTCAACGTCGAAACCCCAACCCCTGCCGCAATCGTATCGCTCGCCGTGCCGGTTGAATTGTCGGTCAAAGAATTTGGAAGTGCAGCCGATAATGAAACCGGAGAACCGCTCGGAGAAATAGTTGCGCCAGCCGAGATTGTGTTTCCCGTCGCCGTATCGCCAGCATAATCCTGAAATTCCAAAACAACCGCCGAAGATGATGGAAAAGAAATGACTTTGAAATGTCCAAAATTAGAACCATCGCTGGCTATGACAATCTGATTGACGGCCATCCAGCTTGAGTTAGCAACCAGAGCGGTAACATTCGCGCTTGCTGCGGGGATTACAAAATCGGCTGTCGTTAATGTGAACGCGTTAATTCCATTCGCCCCTGCTGCTCCGTCCGCGCCATCAGCCCCGGCAACTCCGGGAATATCTACCACAATCGTTTGACCGCAATTAGGGCAGCAACTCATTTGAGGCTACATTAGAATATGATTTATTGTTTGCAACTTAAAAATTAAGGTTAACCGGACTGTCTAATTGTGTTGATTTATTTTCCAATCACACTTAATATTTCGCAATGAAGATTTGCGCATCTTGTAAAACTCCGATGCCAAAGTGTCACCCGAATCGTAAGTTTTGTTCCCAAAAATGCAAATTGAAACAATACGACAAGTCATGCAAGGAGTGTCATAACACATTTACCCCAAAAGATAGTCGTGGAATTTTTTGCGGAAAATCATGTGCCGCAAAGTGGAAAATGAAACAGCCAGAAATTGTCAGAAAAATGATTTCAAATAAAGATTTGAAGGCTGTCGGGTTGTCCATAAGCAGGGCAATAATGAAAAATCCCCAAGAAAGGTTGAGAAGGAAAAGGCAGTCTAAAATTAATTTTATTCCGGGATGGAAGAAGTTTAATACCAAAATACCGACCCCTTCTGAAAGTGTTCTTTTGGCAATTTTCCCAGAATCAATTCACAATTTCAGGATTAATACAGGAAGAAGTTCAAAATTTGAAAAAGTAGCTCATCAATATGTTATTGACGCTGCGTGGCCGAACTTAAAGTTGGCTGTCGAGGTGGACGGGTCTTACCATGATTGGAAATCACAAAAGAAAAAAGATTTAGAAAAAGACAATTTTTTGATTTCTAATGGCTGGACTGTTTTAAGATTTTCAGCAAGCTCTGTCTTGAATGACGTATTAAAAGTAAAAAAAGAAATAGTTTCTACAATTTTGAAATTAAAAAATGGCTAAATTTGTAAAATACGGACTGATATGGAATAACTCTGAACCCATTCAAATCGAATTTTGGATGATGCGACAGTCGGATGAATTTTTAAGGAAAAAAAACATCTCAAGAAGTGAAATCTTCAAAAACGCTGCTCAAATAGTTTGGCCTCACTTGGACTGGCATCGCTGGATGGAATTATGCAACAAAGAAATCCGCCGAGAAGGAGCTAAAGTCACAGTCATTGCCGGGGCAGGCTCAACCGGAAAAACGGCTGTCGCAGGATGGGAATATCTTTTGGAATACTACGCTTCTCCTGATGATACTCTGGTTCTTATTTCTTCCACCGATTTAAGCTCTCTTGAAGGCCGCGTCTGGGGTGAGATTAAAATGCTCCACGAAAAGGCGCGAGAACGATTCGATTGGTTGCCGGGATATGTTTTGGATTCCAAGCATTGTATCACTACCGATAAACTTGAAAAAGATGAATACGATGATGAAGTGAAAGCTCGCGACTTACGAAAAGGCGTGATGTGCGTTCCAACAATTCAAGGAAATAAAAATGTCGGTCTTGGTAAATGGATCGGAAGAAAGCAGAAACACATGAGATTGATTGCCGACGATTGCACGGCCATGTCCCCCAATTTTCTTTCAGCATTCGCAAACTTGAACAACAATATTGATTTCCAAGCAATCATTCTTGGCAATCCAAACGACATCCTTGACCCGCTCGGAATTGCTGCTGAACCAAAAGACGGATGGACAGCCCATCTTGAACCTAAAAAAACGGTTGTATGGGATACAAAATTTTACAATGGTCGCTGCGTCAATCTTGTGGGGACTGATTCTCCTAATTTTGATTATCCCAAAAATCTACCCGCAAAATATCCCTATTTGGTAAGTCCTAAAAAAATTGATGAAACAGTCAGTGGATTCGGAAAAGACAGTTATGAGTATTTCAGCCAGTGTGTAGGAATCTTCAAGATTTCACAGTTAAGCCGAAAGATTATCACCCGCGATTTGTGCAATCAATTTCACGCTTCGGACAATGCGATTTGGAAAGGGACTCCACGAACAAATATCGCTGCTCTGGATAGCGCATACGGTGGGGATAGGTGTGTGGGTGGTCACGCTGAATTTGGTGAATGTGCTGATGGTAAAGTCAGGATTCAATTTCATTTTCCCCATATCGTTCCAGTGGTAATCAATTCAATCAGGCCGATGGCCGAAGAAGATTCAATCTCTCAATACGAGAAAGATTATTGTGTCTCAAACAATATACCTGCCGCCAATTTCTTTCACGACTCTACCGGAAAGGGTTCTCTGGGAACGTCTTTATCAAGAATTTGGTCGCACGACTGTAATCCTGTGGAGTTTGGCGGAACTCCATCATTGCGTCCTGTTTCAATGGACACTTTTATTGTTGATAAACAAACAGGTGTAAAAAGATTGAAACGATGCGATGAACACTATTCAAAACGAGTAAGCGAGTTGTGGTATTCATTGAGACTGGCGATTGAGGCCGACCAAGTTAGGGGGCTTCCCCAAGAAGTCATTGACGAGCTTTGCACCCGCGAATGGGACAGGGTTCAGAATGACAAGATTGAAGTTGAATCAAAGCTGGAATTAAAAAAAAGAATCCGAAAAAGTTGTGACTTGGGAGATTGGGCTTCATTAATTTTGGAAGGAGCGAGGCAAAGAGGATTTGAAATATCAAAACTGTCTCCACAAAACCATAATCCCAAAGATGAAGAATACTTTCAGAAAGAGGAGGACGATTGGAACGGCGCAATAAAGGCTGGTCTTTTAAGTCATTGACAAACAAGACTAACAGGATAAAGATTCATCTAAAATCGGATTCGCTGAAAAATTGACATGAAATGGATATTGAAAAGTTTTAATCAGCCGATTCCGGGCAATTATTTCTATGTCCAGAGGCACGGTATCTATCATACGTTCCCCGCTGTCCCGTTCATCGAGGAGGTGGCGAAAAGTGTTTCCAGTTTTCGCATCGCCAACAAATTACCGCGTGCCAATCTCGCAGAGTGCCTCGAAGATGTTGACCAGTTCAATTGTGAAGTCAGGAACAATGACCCGAAGTATTGCCGTCAATGCGCCGAAGAACAAACTTTTGAATCCATCCACGCCAATCATCCGTTCGTCAAAAAATCGTGCGCCAGTTGCGGCACTCCCACAAAGGTAACTTGATTTATGAAATTCAGAAAAAAACCAGTAATAATCGAAGCCATCACGTTCGACGAACTTGTGGAGCATGGCCGGAACAACGGCGCTAACATTGTCAACGGAATGCCGTGGTCGTTCGACTACGCAGGACATCCAATCACACATGAGAACGACGACTGCTACCTGATTCCAACGTTAGAAGGAACGATGAAAATGAATCGCGGCGATATGCTAATCACTGGCGTAAAAGGAGAAATCTATCCGTGCAAAAAAGACATTTTTGACATAACTTACGAAGCCTCTTAATTTATGCCCAATTGGTCTACATCAGAGCTTGTTTCACAGACTATACGCGCTGGCGATCAAGTCGAATTTGCTCGTGGCCGTAATCGCACTCTCATCAACAAGGCGGCGAATAATGACCCGCTGATGGACGAGGAAGAAGCTAAGCGGGTGGGGATGAAGATTTACAATCGGTGGGGTGAGTTTATGATAACCCTCGCCAACGCCTCGCGTCAGGGTTTAACCAATTTCACTTCGCAAGATACTTATTTCACCGTTTCAGTCCCGAAAGCACCGGAAGAAATCCGCGCTGATATGTCCGGTTTCATCACCGAGACAATCAATGAACTGATGAAGGACGGTTCACGCCAGATGGAATACTTCATGGTTCATTTCTCAAAATGGAAAGCATGGGCTTCACATGGTATCGCTCCGATGATGTGGGAAGATAAATACAACTGGATTCCCCGCACGGTAGCAATTGAAGATTTAAGGATTCCCACCGATACCGAAGTCAGTTTCAGAAATCTTGTCTGGTTCGGTGTGCGAATCTCCTATACTCCCGGCGAACTTTCGCGCAAGGCATTCTCAAAAGTTAAGAGTAAGTGGAAGTGGAACAAAAAGTCTGTCGCTTCAATCCTGAAAAATATCGAGGAATGTAATACCACGATGGCGGAAAATAATTATTCTTGGGACACACAGCCTGAAAAATTTGAGGAGCTTCGGAAGCAGAACGCCGGATATTGGTCTGGGGATGCGATGCCAACGATTTCACTCTGGCACTTCTACCATCAGGACGATGATAAAAAATGGAGATTAAAAATTGTTCCTGATACCAACGCTTCTGGAAATATCGTTGAAGATGGGGATGATTTTATCTGTCAAAGTCAGGGAGCTATTGCTGATAGCTGGCGTCAAATCCTTCACGTTCAATTTGGAGATTTGAACAACAAAACTCCGCTCCTTTATCATTCAGTCCGGTCTTTGGGATTTTCTTTGTTTGAACCTTGTTATTGGACGGATTTCACCCGTTGCCGACTTTTGCAACATACCCTCGACCAGTTCAATATTTTACTTCGTGTGACCGATCCGATTGACAAGGCTCGCGCGCAGATTCAGGTTTTTCAAAATTTGGGAGTGGTAAAGCCCGGAGTCAGCTTCATTCCCGCCGCCGAACGATGGGAAGTTGATGCCGCGCTTCCTGAAAGCACTTTATCACAATTGAAACAATTACAGGCTGAAGCCTCGACCTCCTACACGAGCAACATTGATAACGGAACGGCGAGAGAACAAACCGCCTTCGAGGTCGGGGTAAAAGTTCAACAGAATAATTCCATGCTTTCAGGCATGATGTTATTGGCAAAAGCGTTTGAAAAAACCGCTTCCCAAGAGATTTGTCGCCGTTTCTGCCTCAAAGGAACGGATGATGAAGATGCGATTGCTTTCCAAAAAATGTTCAAGGATGCCGGTTATCCTATCGAATGGTTGGATGTCAAAAAGTGGCGCATTGAAATCAATATGCCGCTTGGTAACGGTAATCCGACTATGGCGATGGTTGAATCTCAAAATATGCTTCAACTCCGCGCATTGGCCGACCCAGAATCGCAACAGGAAATGGCGCACGATGCCGCCGTTCAAATGATTGGAACATCAAGAGCAAAACGATTTTTCAATACCAAGAAAAATATCATATCTGATTCTGCGAACGCGGCTGCCAATGCGTTCCCGTTGATGATGCTCGGACTACCCCCACAGATTCCCGAAGGATTAAATCCCATCCAACAGATTAAAACTTTGCTTGGCCTCTGTGGTGGATATATCGCCAAGATTGAGCAGACGACCAAAGTTCCATCCATGATGGAGTTGGGCGGATTGCAAAATGTCGCCGCCTACCTGATGAAGTTGGTTTCAGGGATGAAAAACGATACTGCCAATGCGGAACTTTACAAAGAGTTCTCCCAAGAGTTGAGCCAGTTGAACAACGAGATTAAAAAATTGGCCGCTCAACTCAATTCGTCCATGCAGAAAAATGGGAACGGGATGGCTGATGAGACTCAAGCTAAAGTCGCTGCAATCAAAGCGACGACAGCGGCAAAGATTGAAAGCCAGATGGAAACGACCAAAGCCAAGCTGAAACAAAAAGAACTTGGTGACATCCAAAAAGCCCGTCACAAAGAACAAGGATTTATCGGCGAACAAGGCCGCAAAGATGTCCAGACAGTTGCCGAAGTTGGGAGAGCCGCCTTAAAGGATGAATCTCAACCATCCGAACCGCCAGCGGAGTAGTCGTGAGTGTCATCAAACAATATCTCGACGGTCTCAAAATCCTTGAGGAATGGTTTCGAGACGACCCGACCGTGGTTTCAAATGAACTCGCCCAAAATCGCTGCAATACCTGCCTGAAATGTCCAATGAATCAAAGCGGGAATCCCGTCGTTGAGGCTGTGGCTAAAAAAATCAAATTGGAAATGGAGTTGAAATTGTGCCGAGAGCTTCACGTTGAAGGGATTGAATCTCTAAAAACCTGCCAAGCTTGTTTTTGTTGGACGCCATCGAAAATATGGTTTCCGATTCAAAACATCCTTCCAAAACAGGCTGATAGGCGTTTATTTTGGGATGGTTGCTGGATTCTTTCCGAGTCGTAGGATTCTTTCAGATTTTTCTTGCGTTCGTTCGTTCGTTCGTTTAATACTTGTCCATTGCTTATGAAAAATTGCAAAACACAAGGCTGTAAAACTCAAATGTCCGATGGTTGTCCTGATTACTGCCCGAAATGCCAGATGAGCCGAAAGATGTCCAAACTTGGCAAAAAAAGCTGGAAATCAAGGATGAGAAAACTCCAACAGAAAAATTCTTAATCATGGACGCCATAAACCAATCCCTCGAACCGCTCGCCCGACAAGTGTTTGAGCATTTCAAAGGCGAGCATCCTGTTAAAATTTCACTCGAATTGAAAATTGAAAATGGGTCTGTTAGAGATGAGCAATACACTCAAAATTACACCCTTATCATTGGAGAAGAAATGCAGGTTTTTTTTGGTAAAACATTCGATGGTGTTTTTGAGACTGCCAAACTGGGCTTTAAGACCGTTGATTTGAAGCGGAAGGCTGCTGCTGACAAATTACGCGAGCAAGCTAACGCAATCGAATACGGCGATGCTCCATTGCCTGAATAATTTATGGAAAAAAAAGAAATGTCTTTCGACAAGTGGCTGGAACTTTGTTCAGCCATCGGATTTGCTCAATGGACTTTGCGCGGGATAGCGGCACAGTCGAGCGATAGTCAGGTTAAACAGGCGGCGAGAGAAGCGGTTCACAAACTTGAAATTGCATTGAAAGAAACTAAATAATCTATGAAAAACGCAAACGAATCCGAATTGCCGACGCAGGCACTTCAAAAACGTGATACCGCTGAAATCTCCGCGACAGCTTCACAAATCCTGACCGTCATCGAGCGCGCGGCGTCCAACAAGGACATTGACGTTGATAAAATGGAACGCCTTTTGCAGATGCAGGAACGCATCTTGGCGAAGGAGGCCGAGTCTGAATTTAACGAGGCCATGCAAACTGTGCAGGCTGAAATCCCGCGCATCCTTCGGGACGCTACCAATCCGTCAACCAACTCGAAATACACACGGCTCGAAAGCCTGTTGAAAATCGTTGTCCCAATTTACACGAAGGCTGGTTTCTCGCTTTCCTTCGGCACGGCTGACTGTCCGGTTCAGGGTCATTATCGAATCACTTGCACGGTTTCACATAAAGGCCGCGCCGGTTCGCACACGCGCCCGTATCAATGCGACATCCCGGCTGACACGATGGGGATGAAAGGCTCTTTGAACAAAACTGCGACTCATGGCTTCGGATCAACCATGTCTTACGGTCGCCGATATCTGACTTTGCTCATTTTTAACATCGCCCTGATTAATGACGATACTGATTGCGCCGAGCAGAAAAAGTCAACCAGTGGCCGAGTGGCTACAGAAGCCACTAAAAAATGGATGCTCGAACAACTTTCCGATATTAAGGAAAAAGCGCACGAATTTGCTATAAACAAATCGTGGGTGATGCCCGATGAGCCAATTGAATCGTGGCCTTTAACGCACGTTCCAACCAATAAAACTGAAATGGATTTATTGAGAAAACAAATTCTTCAATCAAAATGAGCGATTTGAGAACAAGGCTTTTAGTTGCCAGAAACAGGGCGCGAGCAATTCCGGTCGAACCTTTATTGGGGAAAGTTTTTGGTCGGCTAAAAGCAATTAAGGCATCCGGCAAGAATCTAAACGGAAGCCGATTGGTTTTTTGCGTTTGCCAATGTGGTAAAAAGGTTAAAATACCGACCCATGCGTTAATATCTGGAAAAACAAAATCCTGCGGCTGTTTTAGAGATGATTCAACTGCCGCCAGATGTTTTAAGCATGGGTTTAGCTCGCTTCGTGGTGGAAAAGCCCCCGAATATCTCATTTGGATAGCCATGAAAAAACGCTGCCTAAATCCAAGAGACAAAGACTTTAAGCATTACGGGGGAAGGGGGATAAAAGTTTGTAAGCGTTGGATTGTTTCATTTTCAAATTTCATTAACGATTTGGGTCGGCGTCCATCAAAACGCCATTGGCTAGAACGGAAGAACAATTCGCTTGGCTATTCCCCAAAAAATTGCAAATGGGCTACGATTGAAGAACAGGCTCTAAACACGCGCCGAAACAGGAGAATAATTTTCAATGGTAGAAATCAAGCTCTATCGCAATGGTCTTTTGAATTAAAGATTCACCGCACAACAATAGCCACAAGATTGAATCGCGGACTTTCTGTTGAAAAAGCGTTAAGCCCTGTGATTTATCCAATTAAAAAAAGTTAATTATTATGTTCCGAAATGCAAAAATCGTCGGCGTCGGCGTAAATCCAGAAAACTATCATGAGCAAAAACATGAGCGTTGTTCGCCGGAGTTTGTCATGTCTTCATCGAGCGCGCGGCTTTTTCTGGAATGTCCCGAAAGATACAAAAACGGATACACCCCGCCAGATTCAGATGCGATGATTTGGGGTAACTTGCTCGACACGCTGGTTTTGTTACCGGAGCAGTTTGAGTCGCGTTACGCGGTCAAGCCGTTGACTTACAAAAGTGAAAAAGATGGAGTCAAGCCGTGGAATGGGAATAGCAATGTTTGCAAACAATGGCTCGAAGACCATAAAGATTTGGTCTGTATCAGTAACGAAGATTATCAAAACGCTTTGACTGCCACTAAACGCCTCATGTCTGACGAAACAATCGCTGAATTCATAAATTGCAGCGACAAGCAAGTTCATGTCGTCGGAGAATGGTTTGACAAAAAAACTGGCCTTATAATTCCGGTTCAATGTCTTCTCGACCTCGTTCCGAAAAACGATTCGCCATTTCGCAAAACGGTCGGCGACTTAAAAACGACCCGCAACGCTGGCGTTCGGCAATTCGGGAGATGGTGCTTTACTGCCGGGTATCATGTTCAGGCAGCATGGGGGATGGATTTATACATGGCCGCAGTCAATCCAAAGATGGTCGAGGATGGAGAGGAACGGTTGAATTGGAATTTCATTCTGTCAGAAAATTACCCTCCTTATCAAACCGGACGCCGGACGTTATCCGAAGATTTTATTCAAATCGGTCGGCAGACGTATCAACACGCGCTGAAAATGTATGCGCTGGCGATGAAAAGTGGGAATTGGCGCGGTTACGACATTCAAGATGAATTCACAATCATCGCGCCAGAGCCGTGGCAAGAGTTTTCGGCTTTAGAGGATGCGATGGAAAATTCTTACATCGAGCGAGTCGAATCCGGTGAAGAAAATCACGACGTTCCAATGCCCTAAACCAAACTTGTTATGAGCGCACTTAAATCAAAATGTTGTGGAGCGGATGTTTATTCAACCGGAGTAGAGGGTTCGTCTACTCTAGGAGATACTTATTGCCGCGTCTGTAAAAAGTCATGCGATACTATTAGCTCAAGTGTAGGAATGTCGCCACCCACACCCTTGTTGGAGAGTGGGGAGCTAGAATTACGACAGTTATTATGGCTTCGACATGGCTGTCCAATTACCGCGCTTTATGGCGACGATGGTGAGATGCAATGCAATAGGTGTCGCATTGATTTCAAACGCGATTCAGCAGCAGATATACTTGCACGTTTTGAACGAATCAATTTAGACACATTGAAGAACACCCGCCCCACTCCGCCTATTGAGAGTCCGGCGAAATGTCCTCGTTGTGGAACAGAAGGTAAGCATATTTGTTTGCCGGACGGCAGTATGCCAATGAAACCTATGCCATTATCGGAATGTCAAGAACCCTCCCCCGTAGAGCTTGAAGGGGTGGCGGAGAAGTATGCAAAGAAGATTTCGCAGCAATGTTATATCGCATCGCGTCAGTGCTTATCGCCAGATACTCCGAGTCCTGCAACTATTTTACCTTTGTTAGTTGAAGCCCTCACCTCTGTCACCACTCCACTAAAAGAGGAGATTGAGAGGCAAGAATATAGATTAAAGTTCTTCGGTTGGAATCCAAAGAAACAAACTGGCGATGAATTTCTATCTGACTTGAATGGTCATATCGAAACCCTCCGCGCTAATTGTGCGGATTTGAAAATTGAGAACGATGAACTTTTTAAGTTTATCAACAGTGAAATGAAAATGACTGGAAGTGACCCACGAATTGATAAATTGGAACAGTCAATCAAGTCCGCAATCGCATCCACAACGAAGAAAGAGAAGGGAGCATGACAACGGTAGCTAATAAATATTATCAAAACTATGATGTTTATATTGGTCGCGGCAGTAAATGGGGCAATCCTTTTGTAATAGGAAAAGACGGCGACCGTGATGAAGTTATAGCTAAATATCGTGAGTGGATTAAGACACAGCCGCAACTTTTATAGGCGTTGCCTGAACTTAAAGATTATGACAGAATCCCTCAACCAACGCTGCGTAGCCCTTGCTGGCGCGATTGCCGACACCTATCAGGCCAAAGCTGACGTGATTCGCCGGGATTCACAGGAATCAGCGCGGACAGAGTTTTTGGATTGCGAGGCAAGCCGGATGCGCGCGAAGGCAGAGGATTGGAAAAGGTTTCCCATCCCCTTCCAAACAACATCATAATCAACATCAGACTCAAGGTGATAACATCACACGTTACACAGCGTTACAATGTAACAAAAAGATTGACACCGAAACTAAACTCCGTAAAACTCAATGAAAGAAATGAGCCAACTCTATTCGCGGGTGTTCCTTCAGATATTGGACTCCTCAATCGCAGAGGACTTCAAAGTGCGCCATGTCTTTGAGGACTTTCTAAAACTTTGCGACCACAAAACCGGCATATTGGATATGACCCGTCAGGCTCTATCCCGCCGCCTCAATATCCCAATGGAATTATTGGATGAGGCTATTTCAAAATTGGAATCTCCCGACCCAAGCAGCCGCGACCCAGAGCATGAGGGGCGCAGGTTGGAGCGATTGGATGAACACAGAGATTGGGGTTGGAAGATTTTGAATTGGGGAAAATACGAATCAGTCAGAACAAAGGCCGATGTTTATTTGCGGGTGGCGCGACATCGTGAAAAAGAAAAGAGCGAGAACCCGACCGGAAAGTTTGTGAAGCCCACGCTCGAAGAAATAAAACTTCATTTCTCGGAAACTGGACTTCCAATGGCAGAGGCAGAAAAGTTTTTTCATTATTACGAATCGAACGGCTGGAAGGTTGGTAAAAACCCGATGAAGTCTTGGATAAGCGCAGCGGCAAACTGGAAAAAGAATTATTCGGAAAGAAAATTTACTTCCTCAAGCCCAACAAAAAACCCAACTAAATACTAAATGGACTCCGTTTCCGACCAATCCGCAGCCGCCGATTTAAGGGCGACTCGCCGCCAGCGTTCATCCGGCGCGAGGAACGGTTTGGACCGCTTGCCGCCACATTCGCCGGAGGCCGAGCAAGGCGTGCTGGGTTGCGCGTTGCTTTCGCCGAACGAATGCATCGGCGAGTGCATCGAGAAATTAAAAGATGGCGGGCAGGAAGTTTTTTACGATTTGCGGCATCAGACGATTTACGAAACGCTCGCGGAGATGTTCAATTCGCGCGAGCCGGTGGACATCATCACCGTCCAGCAGAAGCTCAAGAACAAGCAATTGCTCGATCAGATTGGCGGCATCGCGTATCTGTCGCAATTACAGGACGCCGTGCCGAGCGCGGCGAATCTTTCCTATTACCTCGACATCGTCCGCGAAAAATATTTGCTGCGGAAAATGATTTCGGTCTGCACGGACGTCGTCGGACGCGTTTACGATTACGAAGGTGAAGTGGACGCGCTGTGCGATGAAGTCGAGCGCGACATTTTAGCGATTGGAAAATCTCGCGTGAGCAACACCGAAACGGGCGTAAAAGAACTTGTCCACGAATCCATCAATCGCATTGAAAAACTGTGGCAACGCAAGGGCGCGATTTCAGGCATCTCGACGGGAATCCACGACCTCGACAAGAAAACGGACGGCCTGCACGGTGGAGATTTGATTGTGGTAGCTGCTTACCCTTCGGTTGGAAAGACGAGCCTGTTAATGAATATCGTGGAGAACGTCGTTTTGGATCAAAAACTTCCGGTCGGAATTTTCACCTACGAGATGTCCGGCGTATCGCTTGTGACCCGATTTATTTGCTCCCATGCGCGAATCAATCTCCGAAATATCCGTGATGGGATTATTTGTGAAACCGATTTTCCGAAGATAACTCATTCCGCTGGCAGGATTTCAAATGCACCGATTTATTTTGAACACAACGGCGATTTGAATTTGATGCAACTCCGGGCAAAGGCTCGCCGCTGGAAACAACAATACGGAATCAAACTCATTGGCGTTGATTACATCCAAAAAGTGAAGCCGAGCGGATCGAACAAGGGCGATAATCGGGAGCGCGAAGTATCAGCAATATCGGACGGCCTGAAATCTTTGGCGATGGAACTTGATTTGCCGGTGATTGCTTTAAGCCAGTTGAATGACGACGGCAAGTTGCGCGAGAGCCGGACAATCGGGCAGGATGCCGATGGCGTCTGGATGCTCGAACGCGATGACGAAAAAAGCACCGAAGAAGCCGACTTTGTTGACCTGTGGTTACGGAAGCAAAGGAATGAGGAACGCGATGTTTGCGTGAACCTGACTTTTTTGAAGAAAATCACAAGATTCGAGCAGCGCGAAAACCGAATTATCGCCGACGAAGATGTTCCCAACCACGCATGAACGCTATTGAATCATTTCGCAAGCTGTATGCGGCCTGTTGCTGGACAGAAAGCCTTGTGACCGAGATGCAAGGCAAAATCAATAATGGAGAATTGATTGATTTGAAAAAGCTAAACCAGATTCGAGAAAATTTGAACGAGGCCAAACGTGCCGAGCGTGAATTAAGAAAGGCGTTGAAATGAAATGGATAAAAATAAATCGGAAAAAATTAGTTAAACGAGGATTTGTGGTCGCTGGTTCTTATCGTGATGGCAAATGGGATACCAGCAGCACGAGTCACGGTGACGGATTTCCAAGATGGGCGGACAGTGACAGGACGCATTATTGTGTTTTACCAAAACCACCAAAATTATGATTGCGCCAGACTTATTTGAATCCGCCCACGCACGAAGGATAGACCCGACGACGAGCCATCAGGCCGCAGCGAGCGTTACCGATTTGACATTAAAACAGCACGACGTTTATGCCATTTTCTTGAAATATAAGCGCGGGGGCAGCGACGGATTAACCGATGAAGAAATGATTGAGTATTACAACGACGACAGGAACGTATCGGTTCAATCGGAGTCCGGCCTTCGCACTCGACGCAGCGAACTTGTGACCAAAGGCAAGCTCGTTGACTCTGGCGAACGCCGCAAAACCAAGAGCGGTAGAAATTCGATAGTCTGGAAATTGACAAATGCAGCATTTGCAACCGTATGAAAGGAAAATTATGAAACAAACTGACACTGGTTATATCATCAAAAACGGAAAAGTATTTATTTATCCAACTCTTTTCACAACCCGCAGAGAGTGTGTTTTTAGACATTGCGGACTGACAATAAAACAATTCAAAAAATCATTTACGCACCTCAATGTTGTTAAGGTTCAAATCAAGGAACTGTGAGCAATCCCGGCCTTAAACCATTCCAATTGAAAAAGCCGTCCAAGAGATTGCCGAAGGCTCGAAAGCCCATCGCCAGAAGCCAGAGGCCGATTCGTAAGCGAACGTCCAAGCGGGCTGCGGAAGAGGCGCGGTATCGCAAGAGGTCAAAGCAATGGCTGTTTCCTTCCGATGGCGCATTTCGGTTTTGTGAAGGTCATCACGAGAGACTTTTGCCGCCAGTAATCGCAAATCAGGTTCATCACAAATTTGGCCGCAGGGGTCGTCTGTTAAATTACGAACCGTTTTGGATTGCTGTCTGCAACGATTGCCAAGACTGGATTCACAACCGCGAGCCGGATAAAGCGCGTGAACTTGGATTGCTCTGCCCGAAGGGTCAATACAACAACCAATCACTCGCAAAATAGCCATGCCAACCTTACCCATAAACCCGTCAGAGAGCTTTCGCAGGAGAAATCCAACCCTCTATCCATCGTCGCAGGGCGTTAAAACCTCGCCTAACCCCCAAAGCGATCGAAATTCGGCGGCTTTAAGCAATGTTGAGATTACAACCAACTTCCTGTGCCATCCAACAACTGACGAATTGAAGCTCAACAAAACAGAGCGGGCTTTTCTGAAATACCTTGAACTTCTAAACTTTCCGTGGATCGGTGTGCAAAACATCAGCCTTAAAATCGGCAACGACTGCCGCTATGTCTGCGATTTTTGGGCTATCGGATTTGACGGCGAACTTATCGGTTACGAAACGAAAGGATTTTACAGACCACAGGCGAAAGTAAAAATGGCTGTTGTCGCCCGATTATTTCCGTGGATAAAATTCAAACTCGTCCGCAAGATTAAAAACGGATGGGATATACAGGATGTGAAGCCTTGATATGAACGCTGAACCACAATCAAAATCAGTCAAGCCCGCTCAAAGGACGCGAATTTTCGGAGGTTCGATTTTTCGAGAGGGTGACACCGAGACGATTCGCGGGATTTCATTTGTTGTGACACATTTTACGAAACGCGGAGTGATTTTGAGGCCGGTTAAACGACGGAACTCATGCACCGGCGACCAAAAACCTATGAACACACCAGACTTTACCGAACAACCCAAAGCGCCAACGGCGGTTGCGTGCAGTGATTTTGTTCGGCGTCCCCTGTGTGACCGAATCAGGGCTGCTTGGAAACCGCGAATCGGATACCACGAACTGATGAACGCTGTGTTCCCATACGCAGAATACCCGCTGGCATGGCGATACTCACACAACGGAGGCCCGCCAGTGTGCGCTATGGCATTTGGGAAGGCGCTCCGAAAGCTGGGGCTGATGCGATACGACAACATAATCTCAGGCACGCCGAATGACGAGCTATGCAACGTGGCGTCAAAAACAAACCAACAACCGAAAGACCAAAAACCATGAGTAAATCAACAGCATCCGAAACGAAAGGGGCAAGCCACGTTGCGCATCAGCGACTGGTTAGAGCAAAAAACGACAATAGTCTAATCACGCCAAAGGAACGTGCCGACCGGATAATTCAGGACATCCTCGTGAACCATCTGCCGCGAATCGTAGAAGGGCTACACGCTGGATATGTGGATGAGAATCAAATCCTCGTGATGTATGACCATGCCGTGCGCGCTCGGCTGCTAACCGAACATAAAAGCTCCGAATATGTCGAGGCCATCCAAGCACAAATCGCCAGAATAATCGCTGGCGGCTCAAAAAATGGAAAACTCATCCGCGAGCAACTGCGCCACTTGCTCTAACGACAAGCCGAGCTAACCGCCGCGAACTATCCACGAGCATGAAATCGAAACGCACTACCAAACTGAAAGCGCCCCGGCGGTTAGCTCCGGCGCATGGTTCTGATGCGGTCGTCCTTCGACTACTCGACGACAACCGGCGCATGACGCGGGAACTGCTCGCATACCGGAAGGCGAAGCGAATCAATGCCGCCCGCCTGCTGCTCTGCAAACTTCGGGCACATATCGAGCCGCACTACAAAGCCGAGCATGGTATCCCGCTCAAATACGATACAGGCTGGGCGTGGGAGATGGCTGCTTTCATCGAAAACCACTTCCAGAAAATCACCGTGAAACAGATGCGCGAGCATCAGAACGGCACAGCTATGCGGCAACTGAACGAGAAGGGCAAATATGAACTGCACTAAATGCGGATTACCAATAACACCGGAACACGAAGAGCACGGCAACACGGGCTATCACATAATTTGCCCTTCTCGTGAAGGGTCGCGCAGCGATGTCCGCATCAGCGACGGGTTAGGCGGGAGCGCGAGCGACCGACAACCCGGCGCTGTAGCTGTGCCGTTAGGCGTGAGGAAAAGCGATCCTGCCGCCGAAGGTGAATTGCAGAGGCGTGTGGAATGGGCTGAACCAGTCTTTGAAGCATTTGTGGCAGAGGTAGCGGCAAAGAAATGGAGCAATGCTCTAAACCACATCGAGCCACTAATCCGCGAACTCAAACTCTGTGAGCATGATTGCCGCTACCTCGTCGAAGAACGGCGGCGGCTGGCGCTGGCCAGTGCAACGGCCAGCGAGCGGCTCACGCCTAACGAGAAAGTCCAGCGATGAGCGACTGCAACCACACAACTCTCGAAAGCTGTCTGCGCGCCGATGAGTGCGCCCAGTGTCTCCGCGAAAGAGCGCCAAGCTCATTCGCTGCGACGGCGGGTTCTCTGGCGTCAATTCCTCACAAGTGCCCCAAATGCGACGGGCAGGGAATCGTCAGCAAGCCGCCGTGGGTGGCAGGGGATGTCCACCAATGGAGCAGCACTGAAACAACATTCCAGTGTGATGTCTGCCACGGCTCAAAAATCATCTGGAGCAAGCCAGAGAACAACAACCAGAGGAGCGGCGATGAATTGGGATAGATTCTCCGAAGAACGCGACGACATCGGCTACCTCGACCGACGAGCAGAACGCGCACAAGAATTAGCCGACGTTCGCCAATAGCAGGCGCGAGACGATAAAGTTTTGTTCGGCAAAAATCATCGGATGGAAAGTCATGCCGCTGATTTGAAAGCGGCTCAAGAATTGGATGAACGAAATAAGAAATGAAAATTTACTCCGGCATATTGGGTTGGCGTAGTGAGTGCGCCTGTGGGCGGCAGGCCGGAGTCTTACCGCAGTTGCCGCTCACACCTTCTGAGGCGAAGTCGGGACAGTTCGCTATTCATCTCACACTGTTCAAGTCCCTCACGTTCAATCCACCTGTTGTTGTGCGTGAGGGGCGATTTTGATTTTATGCGGGAACTGATTTACAGCAACGATTTGATAGGCCAACGTCCGGTTGGAATAACGGATGGCCTTATCCGGCTTGTTGAAGATTCAACTGGCCGATGCGACGAAATTATCAAGGCGCATCATTACAGCCATAAGACAACCAAAAACAGATTTCTTTCGATGCTGGTGAATGAGGGACTTGGAGCTATCCAGCTTGGTTACGGTATTAGGCCGAAAATGAAGCACACAATTTCGGAAGATATTTGTGAAGGAAATTTTTGTGAGTTTGACCGGATGTGGTTGAGCGATGAATTACCAAAATTCAGCGAAAGCCGGACGATTGGTTTGCTGTTGAGCTATATCAAGCGCGTTCATTCACGGATAAAATTCATCATCACTTACGCCGACGAAAGCGCGGGAAACAAGGGAACGATTTACAAGGCGACAAACGCGATTCAGCTTAAATCTTTGGATTGCGATTTTTATGTCTTGCCTTCGGGCGAAAGAATCCATCCTGTTTCCATGTATCATCGGCATAAGACTCGTTCAAAAGCGTTCGTTCAAAAGCAGTATCCGGGCATCAAGCATATCAAGGGCGAGTTCAAACAATTCCGATTCCTGTATATTTTGGACAATAAATTGCGGAGGAAGTTTCAAGGCAGAAACGCTGGCGTTCCACGTCAGAGGGATGAGTTCAATTCTCATACTCCGCCCCAATTAACATGACCCGCTCCTTTACAGACCGAGAGCGCGAGCTATTAAAAGCCATGTCACTATTGCCACAGCCATTTACGACCAGAGATGTTATCGCCGTCGCTGCCGTCCGTTCGTCGGTTCAACATTTCATGGCCGTATTCACCAAACTGAAATTCATCAAACCTGATGGCCTACGATTGAAACATAACCAGCCGCAGACCTATTGCCGGACAGATAAATTTCCCGACATGACAGACGAGCCGGTTGCAGAAAAAGAGCCTGCGCCAATCCTCAAGCGAACACCCATAGAGGAGGCTTACTGGCAGATGCGTGACAGTTTCAATATCAAGACGAGGGCTGACGATCCGACTATTTATGAGTGAGAATTTCAACCAAATCAAAAAGTGTCCCTGTGGCAAGATGGAATTGCACAAGGCCGATGAATCTCCAATTTGGAAGATGCCGCCGATGTGCTTCAATCCCAGACCGGAGGTTGAAATCATTCCGGCAACTTGTCCCGAATGTTCAGCAAATCAAGTGGTGGTGACGGCATGAAGTCTATCGGCCAGCTTTCGCCATGCAAATACGCCGAAGTTTTCGGGACAGGATATTCCGAATTTAAATCACCGCATGGCATTGACGGTCTGGTAAAAATAACCGGAACTCAAGTTGATTTGTTGTCCGTCATCGCCACGAAAGAGGGCAGCGGATATTTCAGGAGTTTTATCATCGCATTAAAATCCGAGGCGAATGTCATCAACGTCTGGGCGATTCACAATGACCGGCTGGCAGATGTTCTCACCAGATACGGGTTTGTTCCAGTGCGAGATATTTTCTGGGTGAAGGACAGGAACGAGTGGCTTGATGGAATGCAGTGGGTTAATCCAGAACAAACAGCGGATGACCAGTTAATCCGAGCAGGAAATTTATGAGGATCAAGGCCGCAAACAGATACACGACCCATGTAAGGACGGTTTTGAAGGGCGCGGGAATGAACGGCGCAAGCGAGATGAGCCAAAGGACGATTCCCAAGATGATTGCGGCGATGACCAAAAACAGGATGGCGTGAATAAATCCACCGCTCCCACCGGAAATGATGACGGCTGACAAAAGGGATTTCATGGGGTCAAGGTAACAGCCGGTCGAGAAATTAAATATCAGGTGTTTGCCCTAGTCAGAGTGTTTTCAATTCCTGCTCGGTTTTTACTTTGTTCCGACTATTTCCAGCACATACCAAACGGTGCGCCTTCACCCGTTTGCAGACTGGCATGACTGACCGAAGTGTGACGTTCAAGTTGACGCCCGTATTGATCGGTCTTGCTTTCATCATCGCTCACCAGAACGATGTTGATGCAAGTGTCGCTCCACACCGCAGTCACCAGCGCGTTATGTTCCTTGCGTTTGTCGTCAATGAACGTAACCGTATCGCCGATTTGTTTTCTCATGTTTTCCTTTCTATTCCCGGCTTCAGGCCGGAAAGCCAAAGAACAAATTGGCCGGGCAAGGCGACCCGCGCTGGCTACCGCATAATGCCCGGTAAATTGGTCTGCCGTGTCGGTGTCCCCGATGGCGCGGCAGGATTTGGTTCGCACGTTCCCGAACGGTTTTGCAATGGTTCATTCTCGGTGCGTCCGAGATAACGCCTCTCGCCAGTCGTCCGGTATCTTTCCAAAATTGGTTAAAGCGCAGCGGATTCGGCTTCCAACCAGACCCACCTTCTTTCGGTGTAGATCAATCCGCCGCGCGAGCAAGCAGTTGGCCGGTGCTATAACCGGAGTCCCGCAAGCGTAAAAATTGTATCTTATCCAAAACCCGGAATCAAAATAAATTTGACAGACACTATCGGGTAGGCGATATGTGCGCCGTGAAAGTCATTGCATACAATTTGCCGTCATGCCGTCCGCAAGGACAAAGCCGCCGCAATGAGCTTTCACAGCATGACGGTTTTCTCTTTCACCGCTCTAGCTGCCGCAGTTGACCAATAAAATGGCCGACTTGCCCCAGCATGAAGCTGGGATAACCAAGCGCATCGTGCGATAACGTAACACAAGGAGAATCCGCGCCGTTTCACACTTTGACCCTTCCGGCTAACCAAGAGGATTCACGAAGGATAACCAGCCAAAGGCCGACCGGCTGGGGGAATTATCGAAACCCCGCACACAAGAAGACATCCTTGAAAAATCTTCCTGAAAACCTCCAAAAAAGGGTTCTCTTTTAAGATGGGAGTCTCAACGAATAAACGTCGAGCCGAAAAGCCCCTCACACCGGCAGGGCGTGGGAGCGGTCAGGCCAGCGAAAAAAGAGATTCCTTACCATCCACAGAAACACCAGCCTTTCGCCCTTTCGCCCACAGTTCACGCAGGACAAGCCGGACGCATGGCAACGTGACAGAGTAGGGCAGAACGCTTAAATCGAATCGTGGAGCGAAATGCGGGATAGACGACACCACAAGACAGGACACAAGAGAGGCCGAATTATAGTTACACAAGTGCGCTTATGTTCCGTTGGAAACTCACCGAACCATTGCAAATATTGAAGATTTGAAATTGTGAATAACTTTCGTCACTTTTTCAGAAAATGTTTGAAAATACGCAAATTTCGTAGTGTCTCACGCTGGCGGCTCTTGTGGTGTTTCGAGAGGTTGCGCTGGTTGCTGGCGATCTGCCCGGCTGCGTGATTTGACTGCGCCTTGCGTGGGAAAGGCTTTGTTCCAGAGCCTATCGAGCATTTGAGCAAGCTCGGAGTAACGCTCTTGGCTGTTGCAGTTCTCCATCCATTTCAAAACTTTATCAATCTGCAGCCGGATTCGCTCTTGGGCTTTGTCAGGAGAACAAGCGGCAATCAAAGCTTGTTTCTTGGCTCGCTTTGAAATTCCGCTTTGTATTCCGCCAAGTCTGCCCTTTTCCTTTGCGGTTTCTTCGGTAAATGGAGGTGCTAACATCAAGGAAGTTTTCGCATGGGAAAGGGATTGAGGCAAGTATTTTTCTTGACATTCATGGCTCTATCCCTTAAACGAACCATGTGCAAAGAGAAGATGCCGCTAAAGAATATCAAAAAACCAGTGATAGCCGCATTGGTGAGCAATTAAGTTCTCCACAGGAATGGTTTGCTCGTTGTCCAAAAGCATCAGTGTTATTGGAGGCTTTGGAACAATGCTCAAGTCTGCGAGTTTATATGGGTGGAAAGAGTGCTGCTTCTTTCCGGCTGATTGAAAAATTACTTGCCCATTGGAAAGAAGCTGGCCGTCCTGAAATAACTTGGCAGCAATCCGCACTCCCAATTTCAGATGAGACATATGAGGAAATTTTGATTCGTCTGCTTCCATAAAACCTGACCCATAATCACCATGAAAGAACAACCCGACAACGACGAAATCAACCTGACCAAGCTGGCGCAGGACTATTCAGACAACGACAAGGCGCGTGAGTTGCTCGAATCAATACGCTGGCCGAAAGGCATCATTTGCCCTCATTGCAATTGTTCGGGTCATTACGTATTAAAGCCAAGAGCCACAAGCAAAGTTCCGGCGCGTAAAGGGCTATACAAATGTAAAACGTGCTGGCGTCAATTCACTGTCACTGTCGGGACAGTCATGGAAGATAGCAAAATCCCGCTTGGCAAATGGCTCATGGCGTTCTTTATTCTTGGTTCAAGCAAAAAGGCCATTTCATCCCATCAACTTCACAGAATGTTAGGTGTGACGTATAAAACGGCTTGGTTCATGTCCCATCGCATCAGACACGCGATGAAACCGCACCAAAGGCTCTTACAAGGCGTCGTAGAAGTGGATGAGACGTTCTTTGGCAAGAAGTCGGACGTTCGCACGTCTAAAAGCTCTAAATCATGCGTAGCCGCTCTTGTGGAACGCGGTGGAGAAGTCAGGACAAGAGTCGTTGCCAGTGTCACCCAAAAGAATATGGGCGCGTGTATTCGTGAGCTTGTGTCAAAGGACGCTATCATCAACACCGATAACCATTCAGCGTATGCCAATCTTGCCGATTACAAAGGCCATGACGTTGTGAGCCATTCAACCGAAGGCTTCAACAAAATCACACTCGAAGGCCGCAGGGCATCCGTCAATTACTGCGAATCGTTCTTTTCCCTGATGAAACGCGGAATAGTCGGAGCATTTCATCATGTTTCCAAAGAGCATCTGCCTAGATATTGCGATGAGTTCGCGTTCAGGTGGAACACAAGGAAACATACGGACGGCGAACGATTTGAAGTGGCTATCGCCGCGATTGAAGGCAAGCGGCTCAAATATAACGACGCGATAGCGCGTTAAGATTTACGCTTCTTTTTCTTGGGCAACGGCGGGGTCGAAAGCATCACGCCAGCGATCTGATTCACTGTGAGCGGGTGAAGGCTCAATCCTTTGTTGCGTGGTTTTTTATCGCTCACAAGTGAATGATTGACTTATTTTTAAGACAATTCAACTTTTCTCTTTCTTGAGATAAAATAATTTACGATTAAGACCGTCAAAGCACCTGAAAAGCCCGATAAAATATGACCACAGAAATCATACTTACAAATATCGCTTGTGGAATTATTGGGGGTCTTATCGCCAGCTTGTCCAACCACTTTTTGACAAAAGACAGGGACGCAGAAAACCGGAATGCTCCCATAAAGATTAAATTCAGGCTCTTTATTTTGTCCCAAAAAAACAAAATCCCGACTGAAAACTTCCCGCATTTCTATCGAACTATAAAACCCGAAATAAAATTGAGAGTTCAAGAATTGAATTTGACCCTGATTTCTTGCGACACTAGGAAAATTGACAGTGCTTGGGACTTATATACAATGTTACCCTAATTGAATCTGTAAACCGGAAAGGAATTGCCGACTTTATATAACTGAATCGTATGCGGCGTCAGGGTTGGCTTTGTAGGCTAGTGCTTCGTAAATTAAGGATATACACTCAAAATGCTGGGAAGGCGTTGCCGCATCCAATGCGAGCATTAAGTCTGACCAATAATGCTGCGAAATTTTGATTCGATTTTTTAGTTCGATGACCTTATTCCGCTTTGAACAATTTATTGTCGCGCCTTCTAAGGCATCAATGGACAGCGCATACGCAATAATTGCATTTTGGCATTTATACAATTTCCCGAATTTATCTTCTGGAAATTGGGTCAAAATTGGTTTTTGGGTGACAAAGTTTGCCGTAAATGCCGCAACCTTTTTGAACGGACTGGATTGATTCATTCCGCCAGCCCACGGAAATTGGGAATTAACACCCACGACGCCGGTAATCGCTATAATGTTTATATCAAGATGGGGAAGGCCGACAGCATGGCCAAATTCATCAATATAACGGCACAAATTAAGAACGTCAGCTTGGTCGCTGCCGCTAAATAAGATGTTAAATTTCTGTGGGGTGCTCACGCCTTAGCAGGAATAGCAGCCGACAAAACAGAAAGCAAGTTCTTAGCATTGTTGTGTGCTAATTGCCTTACATCATCTGCATTGACCAGCCGTAAACCGCCATTAGCGTTTGGGAAATGAATTTTTTCTTTAGCGACTTCGACAGGACGAGTCCCGCCGATAATTGCAGGGTCAATCGCCCGCAAAATCTTAAATCGTTCCGGTGAATGTGATTTGTCGCTCATATTTTTATTCGTTCACAAAACCCTCCATCAGTAACCCCTTTTCCATAAATTGACCAAAAAGTCAACTCAGGTTTGTTAGGCATCGCTACTGATTACCGGTTTCGGATGCCGCTAGATTAACAAAGTGCAGCCCGGCGTCAAATCTCAAAAGGTCACATCAACATTTTTTTACATTTAAATTCGTTTGATTATCAACGACTTACAAAATGGCTTTCAAGATAATCCGCATCGCGCTTATGTTTCGTTTTCGCGGCGCGTTCGCTGATGATTGCGATTGTGGATTCTTTGAGCCAATAGCGAGCGAGTTTGCGCCCTGTCTTTGGCCGTCCGGCGTGTTCGTATTTTTTCTTAATTGCTTGCATCGGCACAATATGAATCAAAAACAATAGCAATGCAACAAAAATCTCACAATCTGCGTAAGTCGTTTATTATCAAACGAATTTAGATTGATAATTTCCTTGCAATACAATTATAGTATGGTAGTATATTAGCAACATGAAAACAGAGTTTGCCATATCGAAGAATTTTCCGATTGCGCCAGAAATGGCAACGGAGATTGTGCGCTTTTGCATTGGCGAAGCTCGACCGATTGCCGCAAAGTTAAACCGGAATTTGCCACAGCGAATGATTTTCAAAATGACCATCTGCAATAGCTATATGCGATGCGGACGCGCCACGCGAAACACCGGAAAGATTTTGAGAGGTCGAGTTTTGCTGCGCGTTGGAAATCACGCCAAAACCTATCTTGAAAAGTATTTGCGCTATCAGCATCGCGCCGATTGTCCGGCTATGATTATTGAAGGCAAACTCGAAACGCTTGTGCATTTAGCGGCGCATGAGCTAGGCCACGCCATTTGCGGATTTAGAGGCGACATGACCGGAGAGTATCAGTGTGAGAGATTCGCGGCGCGTTGCCTTAACAAGTGGCGGGAACAAATGCAAGACCCCGCCTGCATGATATGACCGAAGCCATGAAACAATTTAACGCGGCCATAGAGGAATTTGACAAGCGCACAGGCTTTGATTTTGACAGTGTGACAGACTTGCAAAAAATCGCTGACTATTGCAAGGCTCGCGGCTGGCATGATTTGAGCAAGACAATTTTAGAATCCATCACCAAATAACCCCTCGGAGCAATCCGAATAAACAAAAAAGAAAAACAAAATGAAAACTGCTAAACCAATGACAGAAAAAGACGAGGCAGCTTATGCGCTTCGCAAGCTGCTCAAACGCGGCGCAACTGTTTATTCAATCCTTCGCCATTGCTCAAACAGTGGCATGACTCGCCGGATTGATTTTTACACCATTAAGGCAAATAAGATGGTTTTCCTTACTGGCTGCATCTGCAAGCTGCTCGGCTATCGTCACGCCTACAAAAAGAGCGGTGGCGGATTGGAAATCGGCGGCTGTGGAATGGATATGGGATTCAGTGTCGTTTATGACACGAGCCGGATATTTTCAAAGGCAACAACGAACGCGCCGACAAGGATAGCGGCTACGTTCTTAACCATGAATGGATTTAACTTTGCCAAGTTCTAGCAGTCTTGGCGGCGCGGAAGTGACTAACGCGCTTTCAGATTGCGGGACGAGTAACCGCAAACATTAACCAAACAAAAACTACTATGTGCCAATTCAAATCTGGAATCGTATTGAAATCTGCTAAAGAAAAAGGCGGCTTTCGCTTAATCATGTCGCCGTGGACAGAATCACACAGCGAACTAATCACCATGTTCAAACTCAATGACGGCAAGATGCTCCATTTTGCTCGCGTTGAATTTTCACCGCCGAATTTAGACACGGCATGGCAACCGGACACCTACAAGTTGAAAATTGACGAGGACAGGACGCCGGAATGGTTCGACGCTGAAATGAAAGAGAATGTTGCCGACAAGATGCGGGATTATATCAAATCCATCATCGTTTCCGGCGATGTTCAGCTTTTGATTGGAGGACAATTTGTAATCGCTCCCAATGCTAAAATTGAATGCGCTCACACAATGGTCATAAATGCTATGTGTGGCGGCACGGTCAATTACATCAGGGGCGGCACGGTCAATGACATCAGGGGCGGCACGGTCAATTACATCAGGGGCGGCACGGTCAATGACATCAGGGGCGGCACGGTCAATGACATCAGGGGCGGCACGGTCAA